CATATCTCCGCATATTCCCCATATCTCCGCATATCTCCGCATATCTCCGCATATCTCCGCATATTCCCCATATCTCCGCATATCTCCGCATATCTCCGCATATCCCCCATATCTCCCCATATCTCCGCATATCCCCCATCCTCACCACCTATCCCGCATATCCCAATATATCCGGCGTCCCAACATATTCCTATGTCCACATCCCTCATCCCCTCACGACTTAATAATCTCATTAATTTTATTATATTTGCGATATAATTAAAACATAACATATTATGAATAAAAAAGTTAAATACATGGGGGGGGTATTTTAACCCTCAGATAAGGAGGGGGTATGTTTAGGCGCAGGACTTCTTCTTCCGGTAAGATCCACTACCGTGTTAATATAAACAAGAATATGTGTCTTGGCGTTGTAGATATATATATTGATGGGAAGCCATATCAACCTGGTTTTAACGGATCTTATCTTGATATATATCGCGATAAGAAGATAAAAACTATAAGCATAAGTGGCCAGATATCATATCTAAATCCGAAAAATGAGTACAATGTTATTTTGGGCATAAGTGGAGGTATTATAGAGGGAACCCTTACGTATCAATATAATTCGGGTATGCATTGCGAGTTGGCTAATAAGGTGATATACGGGAATAGGATAACTAATTTTGTTCCTGTAACGGTGATAGAAGATCCTGGGAAGATCATTAATTTCACTTACAGAACTGAATTAAAGACTCAGGTTTTAGATGAAAGTTATGTAACTTGGGATGGTGATTATGTATTAAACGATAATTGTATAGTAACTGATCTTTGTTCGGGATGTGAATCTTATGCCTATGGGAAAAGTTCTCATGGTAACTATCGAGTAACGGTAAGGATAGTGTAGTACCAAGGGAAGGGGGTAGACCTCATCCCTCCGGGCCTACCCATCGGGTCTTCCGCCAGCCTCTTCCTTTGGCATATCCCTATAATTCATTATATTTGTGCATAACTTAAATTCTAATGTAATCATACATATCTCATAACCAATCCATACCCACATATCTCCCTATTACCTACATATAATTAATTATGTTATATTTACGACATAATAAAAACATAATATATTATAAATGAATAAATTAATAACGGTATGGGGGGGGGTATATTCCAAACTCGACATGGATGGAGGGGCGTTAGCCAATAGAAGTAGCTTGCGGAAGACCCAATGAGCAGGCCAGTAAGGATGTGATCCGGCCCGTTCCATTGGATCCCATATGAAATGTTATTATCACTCGATTTTACGGACAAACCTGACACGGCAACCCAATCTCTTTGGACGTTTAAATACGCGCCCATTATTGAATAGTACGATCCAGAAATTTTCCGGATCGTACTCCGAACTAGACAAATAGTAATCCTTAGTTAATTGTTGTCCACCAATAGCCGATAATGCGTTATTGACACTCGTCAAGTGCATATATATCAATGAAAGCTCACCACATGATGGGATATACCAATCATCATATCCTTTGGCGTCGGGGCTGGCCAAGAACGTATTAAGTACATGACCGGCTGTCGCATAGGAAGTATAAGAATCGCCACCGGTAGTTATCCTTTTTAATACCTCTGAATTAGCCTTCCCCTTCCAATCAGATAAAGCCCCGCTTGTCCATGAAGAAATATTTTCCGAAATGTTGGGAGTACCGCCGTATGAACCCGATTCCTGTTTCAGGAAACCAAAACTATTGATACCGTCCACCTTGTCATAATTTGTAATGCCAATCTGATCCGTGCCATGTTCACCCCAATAAAAAGAGTAAGTCTTGTTAGAAGAATCGGGCAAATCAGACGTGGCCGTTTTGTAGCTCTGATTAGAGTCCTCATTTTTCTCAATCATAATCTTATGACCATCATATATAATAGCCACAGATATACACGAATTATCAGCTCTTGATAAAGATGTTAACCTGCCATCTTGTCTAACAGCATAAACGCCATTATTAATAGGCGATTTATAACTTTGATAAAATCTTCTTCTTAACATAATCTATTGTTTTTATGGAGGTTGAAAATATCCATCCCCATTGAGTTAATTTTATTCAATATCATATTATTATGCATTTTGTACATACAAATATATGATTTATTCTCAGATCATGTCGCTGAATCCAAGGGAACGGTCTGGCTTCCATCCTTCCGTTCTTCCCCCGCCCTCCCACCGCCTCCCCGTTCTTTTTGGCTTCCTTCTGGTTTTATCCTCAAAATTTCATATCTTTGGGGAAAAAGATAATCATGTTAGACATATTTCATAAGCTTAAGATCTTCTTCTGCGACGATGATGTTGAGAAGATATATGTAAGGGACAGTACGGTCATCCGCAACAACGAGATCCATAGGATGTATAACGAGATACTGGACGAGCTAGGTGATTTGGCTACTGTCGTGTCAAGGAACTACGTATATGGCAAGATAAAGGACAGGACTGGATTAAGTATCCGTCATATCAGTAGGATAATAAACCATACTAAAGTTGATGAGATATGATTAAGGACGTAATGGAGAGGGATATGATAAATGAGATATCCACGTTGTTCGTGATGATATTCATGCCCGGGTTGATGTTTGTCATGCCGATGTTAGATATAGAGTGCGATGATATTGCTATCATAATAGGATCAGGAATAATACTATCTTTTATACTAACCATAATACCGATCTTGCTTTCTTATGACATAAGGGATGAGATCATTGAGTTGATTGATGATATGGACAGACAGATCGTGGTAGACACATCGGTATATAAAACGGATCTGCCCTAGGAATTACCTAGGGCAGGTGGTATGCTATTTTCTTTTAACATACTTATCTATCAGATCTATTGATAGTTTAGCGCCCAGTTCTTCCTCCAACAGGTTAAGGTAGTTCCGGTGCAGGCATCCGCCCCTCTCCACCTCCCTAAAGCCGGCCCCGTCCCGGATCATGACCAGCCCTTTCCTTGGATCCATGTCGATCAGATCCCGAAGCTCGTTCATATTCTTAAACCGGCTCTCTATTACCTTAAATACATCGATCTTAGGTTTCTTATCCTTGATCTTTATCTTAACCCTTCCGCTCATGATCACCTCCCCGTGCTTCCGAATCCACCATCGCCTCTATCGGTATATCCGAGGTCATCCAACGACTTCACCTGATCCCATACGATACGTTCCCTCCTACGGATAAGCAATTGAGCTACCTTGTCCCCAACCGAATAAGAAGGATCATCATAACGATCCACACGTCTACATACTACCATAATCTCGCCTCTGTATCCTTCATCCACAGTACCCGGAGAGTTCTGGATAATCGCATTGGTTTTTGTGATACTACTACGTGGGCGTATTTCCATCTCATAATCCTCCGGCAATGCTACATGTACACCGGTATGATATATGATTCTTCCGCTATTAAGTTCTATGTTCTTTACAAACAGATCCATGCAAGCGTCCTCATTATGGGCGTACTTAGGCAATATCGCTCCTTTTTCCAGCCATATCTTGACCTTACAAGTGTCTATATCTTCAAGTAATGATTCTACCTCATTATAACTCATTGGTTGTTCTGACGCCAATGAAATGGCTCTTGCCAATACATCTTTAATCTTGCTCATCGTATTTTATTTTTAAATTCTTTCCCTTTCGGGCATTGTAATTTACATTCCTCACCACAAGCGGAACAGTTGGGTCTCATTCCGGGCACCCCTCTTCCCCCGTACGGCCAGTAGGCGTAATCGCAGACGCTCCAGAACGCCTCCATCGCCTTGATCTTGGCATCGACGGTTATCTTCTCCTTCACCTTTTTCATGCTTTTCCTGAACTCATCTTTCATATCCTTCCCTTCTATCTGTCTGGCTTTACGTCTCTCGTTCCACCAATTGTAGTAGAATTTGTCTGCCATCTTATAAGCTTCGGGGTCAAATTTATCACGATGCAGGATAGGTGCGTCCTTGATCTTTCTCAAATTCCTGCCACAAACATAAGCAAGCCCGGCGTAAGGAGGTATGTCCTTAGGATCAACCAACCCATCCGGAACGCAGTAGTAGAAGTAATTGGGGCGGCCGTACCTGACCCAGTCACCGGTCTCGTACAGGGCTTGCTTTCGCGCCTCGAACCAGCCTTGCATTACTTGGTGCTTACCCTCCTTCTCGAAATCCTTGTTATAGTCAGCCAACGAGATCTTCACCTCAACCTCATAAGCGTACATGGATCTGGTTATAGCCAGATAATCAGACTCCCAGTTATAGACATACAAGTTGTTTATAATCCATCTAGGAGATACCAAGAACTGTCTGTTAAGGATATCCAATATCCCTCTTTCAGTGTATTCCGTGCCTTTATTTGATTGCCGAGTTCCCATCTCCAGTAAGAGGATTATTCCTATATCCTACCGCCATTATAGCGTTACCTATCAACATCCTCAACTTCTCCATATCCTTATCATGGAACGAGAAAGTGGTTAGAATATGACCATTGGTCTTATCATAAGATTTTATCATCAACACAGCCACATACTCACCCATCATCTTACCATTCATGATATCAAGATCAATTATGCCGTGATCTATTAGATCAACCACATCCCATCCTAATGGCAGGTACTTTTTTATCTGATTAATGTCCATAGCAAATAGTATTTATAAAAAGGAGGGTCGTGCTACCCTCCTATAGATTGCACACGAAAAATAGAACTGAAAGCGATCTTAAGCACGTAAGATTTTGTTGATTCCCGTAGGCTGTCTACCGGTTATCGTTAATTACCGACCTACGGGAATATGTTTAAGAAAACACCATGTGGGGAGTGGGGGAATCGAACCCTTATCCACGCTACGATTAGGAATCGTAAATTCTATCCGTTAAATTAACTCCCCTTTAAGCGTCCTGATCCTCCCGGACAAGGACACTACATAAATCTAAACTCTAAACCTAATAACAAACATTATTAATCCAACTGTGGACCCGGCCGGACTTGAACCGACAACCTGCTGGTTATGAGCCAGATGATCCAACCAATTGATCTACGGGTCCTAAATATACCACATCGTTTTTCACAAGAGGATGTGGAACAGAATTTCTCAAAAATTATATAGTATTATGAAATTATTGTCCAACATTCTAGCATATAGCACCAATCCTCGAACGGGAACGTCTCTACACCAGACCTACCCCATCCCGTCCCCCAACTGTTCTGTAGGACGAAGCCGGCCTTGTCCCAGCCGGTGAGGATAACGGCGTGACCTCCCAAGTTCTGTCCTTGGCCTTGCCAGAATCGATTACCATAATTATAGCAATACAGACCTATAACCAGAGGCCCATTCAGCATCAACGCTACCTTAGCCGATACCGGATCTATGATCCTAGCGTAACTGTTTATTTTCTCCCCATCTACGCCTACGTTCTTGATAGACTTGATAGCGTCACGAAGAACCATCCCATCCTGATCCTTATCCTCTCTCAGATCATATATATCGTAAGGAGAGATCTTAGCCGGTCTTTTAATAGCCCTTATACTCTTTCTCCAATTAAGTATCTCAGCCAAGCTTATTGCCGCGCAAATAGGGGAAGAACCTTGATCTACCACGCTATCGACATTATTGATCTTATACTCATCAGGAACAGCCTCATGCTGCATATTCATGATAGCGTCCCTATCATCCGCTGGTGATGGTATGTAACCTAGTCCGTAACTCATTTTTTATCTTTTTTATGATAATCAATTATCTTGATATTAAACGTATCGGATCTTTGCCTAACCTGTATTGACCCTCTAGCTTTTCCCTTGGCGTCATACAGGGCGGTGAAGCCAAAGTTATCGACCCTGCCGTCATCCAGCGTAAACCTCCACTCCTTCCATTGACCCATCACGGTCCCGGAAGACACTATGGAATCCACCACATAAGATATATCAGTAGTATCGTACTCCGTATAATAGGTTCTAGATGTACTACATCCGACAGCCGCTAAGGTAAATAACGTTACCAAGAAAAACAAGATTCTATTCATCTTTCTTAGATTTTTTACGTTTCTTAGATTTCTTCTTCTCCTCAGTTTTATTCTCAACATTTACGTCATTGCCGGCATCGGCATAAGTAACCTCAGAGGCGTTATTTTCAGGTATATCAATATGACCGGAATTAGGATCCATCTTATCCTCATCAACAACAACCTCATCAGGAACATCGATGTCTAAAACTTCTGCCTCTAGATACTTGATACGATCAGACATAGCCTTATTCTGATCCTCAAGTTCAATGTATCTTCTTCTAGCCTCATCGAGTAATTTAGATGATAGTTTATGTTTCTTCTCGATATCCATATAAGCCCGTTTAAGAGTTTCTTTCTCTTTTACCGACTCATTATATAGATCTCTTGATTTACTAAGCTCATTCCCCATCTTAACGATATGAGAATCCTTTGATTCTATATCCTTATTAAGAGAATCCACAAGCGTATTAAGATATCTTTCTTTTTCCTCCAATTCCGTTATCTTACTACGAGCATCCTCATAATTTCTTTTTAATCTACTTGAATAACTAATAGCCTCATCAAGATCTTTTTTTAGAGTATTTATATAACTACTCTTTACTATCTTCAATCCGAACATTTTTATCACTGTTATAAGTTTTACGAATATCGGCATTTATCTTACAGACTATAATTAACTCAGCTATATGTTTATCTTTCTCGACTATAGCCATATCCTTACGGACATTAGTGACCCTGATCATGATATTCCCGTTATTAGACGAGACGAACGGTGATCCCACCAAAGTAAGTCCCGTATCGCCGGTAAACGACGGCAGCATCATCAACACCCCTATGGTATTATCCGGGAACGATGCCCACACCCCTGTGTCTATATCAAGGACATCACCCTGCCCTAATGGGAAGGCATTACCCTGCTTGATAGGAATATCCTTACCCAACGAGTTCCATGCTTTCGAGAATCTTACGGAGTTAAGGAAGATCTTTCCCTCTTTCTCCACCATCCCTACCATAGGTTCGCAATTCAATCTAACCTCGTTTTGTTTATCATCCGGCTTCTCCTCAAGCTCATCAAGGTCTCTGGCTGATGTAAATGACTTACTCTCCAGAAGTTTTTTGATATCTTCAATTGTGGCCATATTATAATTTGATTATTAAATACACGATCTTCAATCCTAACTTCAAATCAGATGTCTTTTCGAACATCTCCCTAAGAGGTAAGATAGTAGCGTCAAGATCTGACGCTACCCATTCTCCGTCCTTATAATACATATTCTTTTCCTCGGAATACGCTACACAAGGTCGATGCCCTAAGTTCTTCATAACCGTATCTACCTTATTTTGGGTAGGCATCGAGACACGGTTCACTTTAGTAGATATATTAAAATTACTTTCTATCATAAATCAAATTCTACATATTTATAATCAACATTATTTATCTCAAATATCTTATCCATAAATATTCTATGTTTCTCTTTAGTATCAAGAAGATTCTCACCATAAAAGAAAAATCTATTTTCATTATCCAATTTTAGATATTTATGAATAAGTTTATGTGCTCTTCTTGATAAAATAAACCCGCTTTTTAAACAATCATAATCCCAATGATGAGCTTCTTTGTATTTTAAATCAAATCCTCTTGATCTTAATGACCTACTTAAACCTTTATATACACAAGATTTTGTTTTATAATTTTTACTATGCTTACTTGCATATCCAAATTATATTTATCATGAACATCTTTTTTAGCGCACTCCTTACACTTATTAAAATGTCCATCTTTCATTTTAGGATGCTTATAAAACTCATCTATGGATTTTATTTTACCACATTTGAAACAAACCTTATCCATATAAATCAGAAAGGAAGATCATTGTCATCTCCAAAAGGAGGATATTGTGGCGGCTGCTGACCTCCAAAAAAAGGTGCTTGGGCTGTCTGAGGCGGAGCCTGCTGGCATGATGGAGGAGGCGTCTGCTGCGGAGCCTGCGTAGCGTATGACGGTGGGGGCGTTTGCGTTATAGCCTCACCAGCGTTGTTTTGGCTTGGAGACTGAACCGGTCTCACGCCATCCGCTTTAATACTTTGGATATATTTATTAAGTACCTGATAAGCGAAAGCGTCTTGGGTCGTATAATCAAACTTCTTATTCCCCATTATATCAGTACTCTCAACCCTGTCAGGCCATCCATTCTGCCCGTTCTTATAATATTGCTGGATAAGCTCGTCCTTACCGTCAGGAGTCTCCCTTGCGTATGAGATAAAGAAATTACCGGGAGCATATTGATCCCCTTTCTTAACATGAGCAGGATTGATCACCACCTTACGTTTCAGGTCGATATTAGGCAAGTACCTTACCAGTGACTTAACGTAATTATTGATACCTCCTTTTTGAGTCATCAAAGGAACGTTTATAAAGTAATTACCATCCTCATCACTTATCTTTATGGATAAGTATTTGGCATTTATTCCATTGAACTCCACTTCTCGCACATTGATATCAGACAAATAACCTTCGATACCGTTCCAGAATACCCTCCAATAAGAAACGGCTCCGGTCTTCTCGTTTATATGCTCCTCGAAACCTTCCTTTGGTTCTCTTGATGACTGATATAATAATCCGCTACCACTTACTTTAAAGTAATGGTTATTACCACCTGATGAATTTTCTCTAACTCCCATTTTATGTATTTTTAAATATTAAACAATAACTGATGATGACAAGAAATACTCGTTCTTATTATCCTCCCCATAAATCTTATTGAAATGAGATTTATGATCATGCTCGATAACCACCCTATTACATGAGACGCTTTTTATAATACCAAGATATCTTCCACATAATACGTTACATATAATATCTTCACCATGATAAGACAAAGAAGCAAGTCTCTCCTTACATGATTTACCGGAAGACGGGTTCTCTGACATAATACCGCATCCTTTATCGGTAAATATCAACTTGCAATGATCGAAATCATTTACCTTAAGATTGTTTTGGAGGGCTTGGACGAGTAGATCCTTATCAAAGACATAGGTACTTGTTTTGACAAAATGCTCGTCCACGAACCTCCAATTTGGATAATTACCCTCAAAATGGGTCTCATACATATCCATATCAGGCGTAGAGAAATAAGTCTTAGTATCGTCCACTTTTATAGACAACATATCCGATGACTTATTGATATGCTTATCAAGCAATATCGCAGATTCGTTCGATACCGGGATAAACATCTTCTCTACCTTATCCTGATTAGGGACAAAATACCTGTAAATAGTATTTCTATCCGTACTTACTATATTAATATTAATATCATCAATATCAATGACCACATTCTCGATGCATGGATAAAAGTCATCTACCTCCGTATAATCGCTGGCTTTGTTAAGAACCGAAACATAATCGCTCATCTTAACCTTAATTCCTCCATCAAGTATCTTATGTACCTGCGGGAATGTATTGATATCAAAAGCCGGACAACTATACTCACCAGAAGCATAGCGGATCGTTATCTGATCTTTTTTATCCGAAAGCAGTATCGTAATCTCGCAATTCTTCTGTTTTTTCATGAACTTAATAAAAGAGCTTGCCTCTACCAAGAAAGAGAAGTTAGAGTCAGCCTCGACCTCCAATCGCTCTATAACACATACCTTGGCATTTACGGAAGTGATATAAGCCAGATTATTGACAACATCTATCTTAAGATCCTTATAAAGGGAGTTGGAACCGGCGTTCTTAACCACCGTCTCCAATTTGCCCAACTTCTCATTTAATGACTTCGACAAGCATCTTATAAGCATAACGAACAACTTTTTATTACATCGCAAATATAATCATAATTATATTAATACAAATACAATAAATACTTAATAGTATTAAAATAGTTTAAACTTACGTCTAATATACTCGGCTATAAGCGTGGCGTCACACATTCCGTCTTGTATCTTAGTAGGTTGTACTCCTTTTCCTGACCATGGTTTCACGAAAGAAACCAAAGGGAAAAGGCGCATGGCACATCGGATGGAGGTAGCCTTCGTGTCTAACTTCGCCGCCGTATACACCCGATCGGCTGTCGTATGAAGTTCCTTCTGCCAGGTCTTTGGTTGCACCTCCTCGAACATGAACCTGACATCAGGGTGCGATCCGTATCGTTCCATCATCTCCACCATCATCGCAAAAAGTGCGTTTGGTTCCCGGCGTCTCCCGCCAAAGGTGAAGTTGCTGGCGGCCGAGCTGTTGTGGATGCTATGGACGTCCTCGACGGCGATCGCCAGCGTCCCGCCTCCCTTTTCTTGGATCTTGTCAGCGGCATCGAGGAAGAAGCTTGATATAGCCCTAAGATCTATATCCCCCTTAACCGATATCCTTGGAGTCATAATTACCTTAACCTCGCCATTTTCTGGGATCATGGACAATCCTCCGGTGTCTATACCCGGATCTATACCTATTGATATATTCATAACTTCAACGTATATAATGAATGGAAATCCTCCGGTCTAAACACCTGTATTGAGTTATCCGGATACATACCTATATAATAACCGTAAAAAGCCCGTAGAATGCCATTTTCTAGCCTTATATCCAATGCCTTTACCTTATTCCCTTCAACCATAACATCAACCTCATCAGTCTTGTTAGATATCTTATCGAACCATTCAGGTATAGGATCAATACCGTACCTGAATGCGTTTACCGTTGATTTTATCAAGATATATGTTCCCATATTAGATAAGATTACAATCGTCTCGTTTAACAACCTTAAAATCGCCATTTCTAAGTAATATCGCTACATCAGATCTCGTATACGTAAGAGGTGTATACGACACCAAATGATAAGAAGCCTGCCCTGTCGCTGGCCGAACTGGTCTTAATACGGCTATGGCTATATCGCCGCCAAGTTCCGTACCACCGGTAACACCTTGTAGGCACATGTATATGAATCCCTCATACTCATATCTCTTTCCGATAAACTCACTCATGGGAATACCTACGAACAGATAGTTCTTTACATCCTCTTTCTTAACCTCGACAGCGTTTTCTACACTGGATGGTATTACGTCTACAAATTTTACTCCTATTGCCATGATTACAAATTCAATTTAGTTCTTAACTCTTGACACAATTCTTGATTATCTCTCATGATACTTAACGTATTATCGACTCCGTTCCCTACACGAACATCCCCGTACCAGTACCATGATCCTTTACGGATAAAGATACCAGTTTCCTCGCATAACTTCAAAAGTTCAAGTTCCTTGTCGAACCCAACTCCATAATACAAGGCCGTCTCGGCTATCTGGAACGGTACGGCTGTCTTATTCTTCAGCACCTTTATCCTAACCTCATGACCTACTGAAGATCCGTCCTCGCCTACTATAACCTTCTTTCTCGCCATCTCCATACGGATAGATGCATAGAACTTAAGGGCGTTACCTCCGGTCGTTACCTTAGGATCGCCGTATATAACACCGATCTTCTCCCGATATTGGTTGATGAATACCAGAACGCAATCGCTTTTGTTCACGATACCAGTAAGGACTCTCATGGCCTTTGACATTAACCTAGCTTGCAATCCCATGTTACTGTCCTCCATATCACCCTCTATCTCCTTCTTCGGCACCAGATTGGCTACAGAATCTACGACAATAAATCCGACCTTCCCGGACTCGACTAACTTGGCTGTAATGTCAATAGCCAGCTCACCGTAGCTTGGTTGGGAGATCAAAAACCGGTTTATATCCAACCCCATTTTCCTAGCGTACTCAATATCGAAAGCATTCTCCACGTCTATTATAGCTACCAGCTTATCTGGATGTTTTTTCTGGAACTCGATCATACTTAACGTACACATCATAGTCTTGCCACAAGACTCCATCCCGACCAGCTCATGAATCCGGCCTACCGCCCATCCGCCGCCGAGAGCCTTATCCACCACCAGCGATCCGGTGCTTTCCCTTGGTATGGATATTATAGGTTTATCTTCACCGAAGTTCATTATCGAGCCTTCTCCAAGCTCTTTATTTAAAGATGATACTAATTCATCTACGTCCGAAAAAAGTTCTTTCTTAGCCATTATAATCCGTATTCATCGAAATTAAACAAATCCTGTTGTTTCTTGATCATATCCTTACCGATATCAGATATCTTTTCTGGATTCAAAACACCCTCATTCTCATCCACCTTATCTATGAAGTCAGATATCTTATCGCTTAGCAGTACCATATCTTCCTTAGGAATTGATTTTAGATAAAGACCGTCTATGGACCTACATCTTGATAGAGCGGTATATATCTGCCCTATTTCGAAGGCTCTGCTGATATCTACGAATATATTATCTAAAGTCATTCCCTGAGATTTATGAACGGTTATGGCGTATCCTAACCTCAATGGATATTGTATTATATAGCCGCAAGAAATGCCTTCAAGAGAATCATCCACCTGCTTGTACTTTATCTTCTCCCACTTCTCTTTGGTTATCTCCACCTCAGTATCGTTATCTAGATGAACATATATCGTCTCATCAACAGTATCTATGCTGGTTATGATACCCATCGAACCATTGACATACCCATTGCCGTTTCTGGTTATTATGACCTTAGCTCCTACCTTTACTATAAGCTCATCCTCACAGGGAGCTACAGGCTTTTCCCCGAATACAGTGGCATCGAACTTAAATACCTTATTATTGATCTTATCAAGATTAGTCTTATTTATCTCATAAGCTTCTTTATTAGTTGAGCATATAATTATAGTATTATCCATATTATCCGGATACTTGACCCTACTATCCAATATCTGTCTTGACTCATCGGTAATAACCCCACATCTTATATCCTCAAGTACGGAAAGAAGCTGAGGATCTTTTTGACGGAATACGTTCTCGAAGGTAATGACCGAGAATCCTGACGCTCTTAATGCCTTTGATGAGAAAAAGAACCGGCTCTCATAATATTTGTCGATAAAATCATCCGCCGTCACCACAGGCGGTAGTTGTGATAGATCTCCAAACATAATCAACCTAACACCACCGAAAGGCTCCTTGCTACGCCTGCATTGTCTAAGTATGTCAGCTACCTCATCAAGCAAATCAGGTCTTACCATACTTATCTCGTCAATGACGATAGTATCAAGATTCTTGGTCTTCTTCTTCATAAACGGACTTACATCCACCTTATTCGATAACATACCTCTCTCGATAGAAGGTATATAAGGATCGTTCTTTATAGAGAAGAACGAATGGATGGTCTGTCCACCGGCATTCAACGCCGCTACTCCAGTCGGGGCTACGATAACGCACTTACCCAAGAACTTTACGATACGTCTCATGAACGTACTTTTACCACTACCAGCTCTACCGGTAATGAACAGATTCTCCCTAGTGGTGAAAATCTTCTTCAAGGCACGACCCTGCTCCACGTTTTTATCCACCGTCATAATATGACGAAGGAGGTCGTTTTCATTTCTAAAATCCTCTTGTATCATATCTTTTTAAGTTTATGATACAAAGATACGAATAGTTATAATTAACTAATAAAAATAAATGTGAATAATATGTAAATATTAAATTTTATATCTGATACTCAAATCATCCAGCCTTGCTCATCTCAGCTGATTTTTTACCTAAAAACACGTTTATTATGTAGTCTGTAGATATCAGAATATGCAGCACGCTTCCTTTGTATGATGCCCTTATATGCCCTATAGTTACATTGTTATTGTCTTTCGTGTTAACCACTCCATTGTTCTTCACCACCTCTTCATACAAATCGGATATACTCTTCTTACACATGTCTAAGAACATGCTTATATATCTGTATATAGTGGATTGAGATATCTCTTGCATACCTATGCCTATGAGATTCTTATTCAACTCATTAAGAAGGTATGCTACATTGAACTTAACTGTCTTTCTTTTAGTTACTTTGTATATATGATGTACGTTTCTGGTTCTGGCTCTGAATATTATCTTGGAAAGGATTCTTACCCGATCAAGTTTCCGGCTTTTGTTAGCCATATTCCGTCTTTCGTCTGAGCTTAAATTCTTATCCAGACATTTGTATACGGATCTTTTCTTACCTACGAATATGTCTTTCGTATCCTCATTCTTCTTAGCCTTATACGAGTAGATCATGATATCAGATAAAGCTATTCTTACCTCGCCCTCGGCGTAAGCCTTAAGCGTCTTTAGCTGATATTCTATATCCTCATGGCAGTTCTCTATAACATGTCTGTATAAGAAATAAGCTATGCCATCGGATAGGATATCTATAAAATCATCGGTATTGATCTCGATACGGTCACGGTAACCATCTCTCATCCTATTTCTTAAAAATACATGCTTCTGTACATTTATGATAGAAAGATAAGCCGTTACCTGCTTACACTTCTTTTCTATAACCATACCGGAACCTCTTATATTATCTTTCTTGTTCGAGTATTTTACGGCCGTAACCTTCTTCCCGTCCTTATTAGTTACAGGTTTGTAATCTACTGGGCAGACAAGTGATCCTGCCGGAAGCCTTAGGCATCCAAGCTCATCTTTTTTTGCTTGTATATCTTTTGGGATATATGCTTCGGTAAGAATCTTATCGAAATTTGATTTCATTTTCTGTAAAAGTGCTATCTTTGTCTCCATATTTTTTTATTTGCTGCGAATATACAAGTTTCATCAATACGAAACAAGTTATTCGGATGGATGGGTAGCCTGTGAAGGTCGCCCATTTGTTGTTTAAGGAGGGTAGGTAATGTTCGTAAAACGCTGTGCGCGTGAACGATCGTTTTTCTCAACCTACTTGTTACGCGCGCGTTAATAGGTATATTTATTAAATATAATTAACTCTATAAACATATACTACTTTCTAATATCTCTATCCGTACACAGAACCTCTCCTGACGTCGAGTTCCTGTGTACTCCACTTAAAGTCTCTATTTAATAAAACATTACTTTTTACCGCCAAGGTATGGTGCCGTCAGGCAGGATACCGCAGGCTAAACCTGGTAGAAGCCGTATCCTATACCGGAAGCCGGTACCCCGGTAGGGGGATCGGGTGGAGCAGAAGCCAAAGAAGAAAAAGTGAGGTCTTGTGCGATCGCTCACGCTCCGGCCGTCCGTATCTTCTACGGCAGGCTCCATGCCCCAAGGCCTCCCATTTCCCCTTGGCTTTATATCCCATAACATGGTAGGAAGGAATCCAAAGGGAAAAGGTGTGGTCATGTCCCGTGAGGCAGGATAGGGCTGTCCACCGCCGCTCGGAGGCATGTATGGCCGGTGCTCAACTGGCCTCGTTGCCGTGGCTTACGGTGGACTCATTCGGCCTTCCTCCGCCATTTCCACCACCTTTTCCCTTTGGATATTCGTAAATACATGCTAATCAGCATATATTATGTTGATTATGGCATAATTTCTTGACAACGATATTTTTTTTAAGTAGTTTTGCCTAAAACTAATTTTATATGCCGGAACAGAGGAAAGCTTTCGTATTCGCATTGCCTTATGATACTAGGTTGGATATGATCCAGCAGTTCTTAAGGATATACAACGGCTATCTGGACTCCAAGGGTAGGAGCTTGATTACAGAAAGAACGATAAACTTACTTTCTTTCTACATCAACTACGGATACTCGGATGATACCAGGGCTAAGTACATGGATTGTCATGGACAGAAGGAATCTTACGTCGCTGTCCTGAACAACGAGCTTAAACGTGGGGGTTTTCTGGTGGACAAGAAGAACGGGAACTTCCGTACCCGTGAGCTGTCTATTGAGATGAGAAGCTTACGTAACTATTTTATTCTTGACGGGGAGGGTGATGATACCCGTGTAATGGGATTCGTATTCAAGAGAAACAAATTGAATATCGATGGATAGGAGTCTTATTTCGTTCGACAGGGATATTGTCGATGAGGTGGTGAGAAGATCTGGAGGGAAGTTTACCAAGCAACAGGTCGAGTGGTGCATGAAAGCATCCGTATCTTATATCCATCATCTCGCCAGATATACCGATAATATATCTATCAGGATCCCGTTTATCGGATACGTTATCTGCAATCTCCGTGAGATGCGTGTAAGACGTGATAAGATACGTCGCATATATGTCAAGGAGGGTAATCGTTATCCAGACGAAAGGATGCCTATTGAGCTTGATTGTCTGGATAAGAAGATAAAGGTGATAGAGGGTATGGAGGGATTGAAGAACGGAGATCCCCTTATACGTGACAACCATGAGGCTATGTACCAATGCCGGTATGGTATGACATGGGAACAGTTACAGGATTTTCAACAAAAACAATTTAAAAAATAATATGCAAACAATTGGTAAAGCCCAAGTGATAGCCCAAGCTTGGGAAGACAGTTTATTGGGTAGGATTCCTAAGGATGAGAAGGATTATCCGGAGTGGTACAAGAATCGTCTTGATTTATGCAAGAAATGTCCTAAGAACTCTTCTAATATAGCTTTCTTTAAGTTACCAGCTAAGGTATTGCTGCAAAGATTGATGGGAAGACAGGCATGTTCGTTGTGTGGTTGTTTTATCAAGGAGAAGGCTTGGATGAAGACCGAGGTATGCCCGTTGAAGTTCGTGGAAGGAGAGAAAGCTAAATGGAATGCTATGGAGGTGATAACAGCCGATCATAACGATTTTAATATCGAGTGCCCTAACGATGCATTTGATATAGGACTTACGGATGACGAGAGCGAGTTTTATCTAAATATTTTTGATCAGAAAATAGGTGATAAGATAGAAATCGTGTTATTTATCACCCATAAAGATGGTTTCCATGTCAAGGAACATCATCTTGGATGTGGATGTATGGGAGACGTGTCATATAACAAACATCCTGACAATGAGAATAGAACTATATTTAGGATGACGTTGGATACCTCAAAATATACGGAAGGTCATTTTGAGAAACATCTATCTCTCATGGGTTATACGAAAGATGATCCTGAACGTAATTTCAAACATTTCCCGCTACGTATTATAGGGGAAGCTTATAAGTAAATACTATGCGAAGTCCCGTAAGAAGTAAGATAGATGATCGTATCCATGCCCTTATTGTCATGGAAGTCGGTTGCCGTGAGTTACCCGAATATTCGCTGGGTGATATACTTTACTCCGCTTTAAGGAGAGTTGCTAAGGCTAATGGTGGTAATGTACGCTTCTTGCGGGATGTTAGTACCAGAGATCTATTGAGGTCTATAGACCAAAGTATTAGTGATGAGATTGAGTTAAACAATAATGACTACAACGCATAATTATGATGGAGGATAAGGATATTAAGAAAGAGATCAGGGATTATCTTAAAGAAGAAGCAGATACTCATATAAGACATTGGCTGGCTATAAAACGTGAGAGCAAGCGTCTTTATAGTGAGATTGAGGATAGAACCAAGAAGATAGCCCTTAAATCATCATCGTTGATAAAGGAGGAGGATTTCGTCGCTCTTCATGAGATGACCCATAAGATACAGATGTTGAATATAGAGGCTGTAAAAGTCAATTCTAGGTTGATGTTTATAATCCAGTTGGCTACCAGCTTCGGTATGGATCTGGATTTCGATACGACATATGCGTCTACCGCAAAGAGCATTATGGAAGACAGGACATCTGGATTCGTGTTTTATGATGACAAGGAACGTCTGAGATATGCTGATAAGGAGCTTGAGGATATGTTCCATGATATGAGCGTGATGGAAGTAAGTAAGATAGGGGTTGTTCAATCTTATAAGCTTCTTATGAAGCAGTATAACGAATTTAAGGATATGAAAGCCAATGCCACAGGGAAGACGAAAGCCGACGAGTAAGGATGTTGATCGGGTTAATGATAATCTTGAGGTCATATCCAAGGCCGTGGATGACGCCAAGACGTATATCGCCAAGCATCCTTGGGATAAGGAGAAACCTGAGGATATGGCTAGGGCGTTCGATTTCATATCCAAGTTGATCGATAAGATCAATTCATGGAATGAATCGTATATGGAAAAAAGCGGAATCATGGATGTATATAGGTCTGTAAGCAATGTCCAGAAAAAGGAACGTAAGGGTCAGGTTTCTGGTGGAATCGAGTCTGTTTTAAAGGATATTATAAAATGAGTCTAAGTACGAGTCCAGAATTTTATGTAAACATGAAAAATCCTCCTGTATGGAACGATCTGTTCGGTTGGGAGGATCAGGATGACGATGTTAAGCAGTTCTTTAAGGAAGAGGCTTATAAGGTCAAGTACGGGGTGACTATCAACGGTACGTTCATCCCTCCATGGCTTTATTGGCATGTTAATTTCTTTCCCGTATTCCAGGATCTTCCAAACGGGGAGCGTGTTCCTGCTATCAGCCGGTTACGTGATAACGAATGGTTTTTCGCCGAGATGTACCAACGTGCCCGTATGGAGAAGAAGGGGTTGGGAATGTTTGGTACTCGTCGTTTTGGCAAGGCTCTTCTGGACTCGGAGCTGATATATACTCCTCATGGATCTAAGAAAATAGGATTCGCCGATATCGGGGATATCATATATGGTGATGATGGTAAGCTTACGACTATAGTGGGCGTATATCCTCAGGGATTCGTTGATACGTACAAAGTGACCTTTGAGGACGGTCGCAGCGTGGTGTGTTGTGGGCAGCACCAGTGGAAAGTCAAGTATCATGGTGATTATAAGGTTATGAGCACTATGGGTATCATCCATTCTGACTTCTCCAAAATGACTATAGATATTGGGGAGGCGGTGGATTTCCCCGAGCGGCGGTGGCTGATGTCGCCCCAGCTCCTTGGGTCTCTGGCCGCCTCCTTCCTTTGTGGAGCTACCGACAGGATCTTTGAGCTAAGCAAGAAGGAGATGGATGATGTTATTTATTCATCCAAAAAACAGAAAGAGTTGTTCATAGGATCGTTTATGAAGATCGCTTGCGGTATAAATACCGGTGACGATCGTTTTAAGGTCGTTTATAAAAGCGAGTATATTATATCCTTTGTAAGGAAAATATTTTGGTCTATGGGGTATTATTGTGTCATGGATGGTGATGATATGTATATATCCAAGACTCATAACAGGCTTAGGATATCCGATATAGATTATTACGGGAAGTATAAGGCTACTTGTATTGAGGTCGATAATAAGTCCCATCAGTTTCTTACCACCAATTTTGTCGTATCTCATAATACGACTATCATGTCATCTCTTCTTCAGATGAACGCTACCATGACGATCGGGCTTAGTCATTCCGTGGTAGGTTTCAGCGATAGCGATTTATCTAATATAGGTGAGTATTGTGAGTATGGTCTTGATCATGTGCATCCTTTTTTCAGGATTAACAGGACCAAGACCGACTGGAGTTCGGGCGTTACATTAGGCAAGAGGATGTCCAATGGCGTACGTGATATTCATGCCATTATCTCTATAGCCAACATCAACATGGGTAGGAAGACCTCCACGCAGAAGACGGCTGGTCTGACACCGGCTACGGCTATTTTCGACGAGGTAGGCAAAGGTCCGATAAAGAAGCCTTACACGGCCGCCATGCCGTCCTACGACACGCCTTATGGCTGGCGTCTTAGTCCTATCTTGGCCGGTACCGGTGGTGAGGTGGAGTTGTCTAAGGACGCTCAAGAGATGTTCTCCGATCCCGAGACATATAATCTTCTGGTCATGGATTGGGATATCCTAAACCGTAGAGCCATGAAAGGGAAAACATGGAAAGAACGGAAATGGGCGATGTTCGTTCCCGGTCAGATGGCTAACTCCGGTGTTAAGAGAACTATAGGATTGGGCGATTATCTTGGTAAGCCTGATGACAAGAAGCTTAATAAGATCAAGATCGACGCTACTGATTTCGAGGCTAGTACCAATAAGCTTAACGAGGAACGGAAGAAGCTATCTACGAAAGATAGGGTAGCTTATACCTCTCATACCATGTTCTATCCATTTACGATTGACGACTGTTTTTTAAGCTCATCCCAGAACCTATTTCCGGTCGAGTACGCTATCAAGCATAAGAATGATCTTCTTGAGTCGGGTCAATATAGTGGCATGCTGTGTGATGTCTTTCTTGAGTCAGGTAATAAACTGGGGACTACTAAATCTAATAAACAGCTAGCTGGTTTCCCGTTTAGTGGAGGTGTTATCGACGCTCCTGTCCAGATATTCGAGATGCCTCAATCCAATAGGTTTGATGACTTTATTTATGTAGCAGGATGTATGCCTCCCGGAGAAAGGGTGTTGACCCCTGATGGATATAAGAATGTAGAGGATGTTGACTATGATGATTTCTTGGTTAATAATGAAGGGGATAATGTTAGGATACGCAAGAGACTTGTCAGAAATATGGTCGAAGAGGATCTTTATTCGATAAAGATGTATAATGGCGTAAGAATAAATAGATTTACTTCTGATCATCCTATTTTTGTTTCTGATCATAAGACCGTAGGGAGAAGGGTTAGGGAAGATTTATTCAAGTTTGATTACATACCTGTCAAGGATATAAAAGAGGGACAGTGGACAAGGATCCCAAATATGTATGCCGAAGAAAGGATGGATATTCCGGGATTTAGGGATTATATGCTTTCTGATGATTTTTGGTGGTTTGTCGGGATGTGGCTAGGGAATGGATGGATTGATAAGCAGTGTCGTGTACAGATGGCTATTTGTTTTGACTATCCAGAAGAGAGGGATAGGTATTACAAGGTTATAGATAATCTTTTTGGTATTAAGCCTTCGGAGAGATGCAGGAAGGGTAATTGGGAATTAAATTTTAAGCATGTTTATCTAAGCGAGTGGCTTGTTAATAATTTTGGTAAATATTGTTATGGTAAATATATTCCTGAATTTGCTAAATACCTCCCGTTTAGCATGAAGGTTAGTTTAATTCATGGATATCTGGATACGGATGGATCTATCCATAATGATTTTCGCAATTATTCGGGCATGGATTTCGTAAGTGTCAGTATGGATCTTCTTGAGGGTATACAGGATATGTTGTTATCTCTTGGAGTAGTTGGAGGTATATCCATAATGAAAAAAAATAGGGCTGAATATATAGATGGCAATAAGGTTAAATCTCAAAGATCATGTTATCATTTAAGGATAGGCCATAACTATACTGTGTATTTCAGGAAGTTGGTTGAGACATTAACTCCTGATTATATATCTAAATTGTCTAAAGTATGTATGGATACCAGCACAAGAAAAAGTCCTTCCACAGGTATATTTATTAGTAATGATAATAAGTATATATATGTCAGGATATCATCTATAACTAAAGAAAAGTATACCGGTCCTGTGTATAATTTTGAATGTGATACGAATAATTATTTATTAAGGAATATATCTGTTCACAATTGCGACCCCTACAAACAGGCTAAGTCGGATACGCCCTCATTAGGTGCTTTTTATGTATTCAAGAGACGTGTTGGTATTCGAGATCCTTATGCCTATAGAATAGTTGCCTCTTATGTATCTCGTCCATCATCCATAGATCAGTTTTGCCGTACGTGCGAGGTGCTTCAGAAAGGATATGGTGCTATATGTCTTATGGAGAACGCTGACCAGATGTATGAGCAGTATCTTAATCGGAAGAGCGGTATGCCGGCATCTTTCTTCTTATTCGCTGGTGAGGCTATAGCCAATAAGTATGTGAAGGCCGGCTCCCGGCAGAACAGCAAGCTGGGGCTATACCCGACCCCCGGCAACCAGAACCTGCTCTTCTCCTGCGTGGTGGATTATTGCTGGCAGGATTTCGTTATCGGTTATGATGATCAGACTGGTCTTGATATAACTGTCAAGGGTATTGAATTGATTGATGATATAGCCCTATTGGATGAGATAATACAGTACAAGCCCGGATTGAACGTCGATAGGATAATAGCCTTCGGGCATGCGTTGGTTCTCGCTAGGTATTTTGATGATAACAATTACATACCTAAATCGAAGATCGAGGAGATGAATAACGCCCGTAAGGAAGACGCTTATAAACACCATGAGGTATATGCCTCTGCCTTTGGATCGGTATCTATAGGTGCGTTTCGGTAGTTTAGTGTTGCTTAATAACTTATCTTTGCTAAAAACAATTGGATTGATATGGAGATTTTCAATAGAGATCATTCGTTTCCAGCAAAAGGAGCGTTATTAGGATTACCTCCTCAAGCTATTTCCACGAAGAAAAAGAACAGGAAGTGGAAAGAGGATTGTATGGACGCTCTTGAGACGATAGGATTGAAACAGTATGATCGCAACCAGATGTACCGTGACTATTATCTAATGGCGGATGGTAAGTTATCTTTTATGGAGATGGCGGATGTCATCCCTCAGCTAAGGAACGTGCAGAAGCTAAGGAGTGATATAAGAATCCCTTCTTTCTTGAAGCATTATGATATCATAGGTGGTATCGTAAACGCTTTTGAGGGATGGCTGACAAACCTACAGGATAAGTATACGGTTAACGAGGTAGGGGATATGGCTATAAGTGAGTATGAGGATACGATGTCAAACTTACTTCATCGTCATATACAAGAACAGTGGGATATTATCGTTAATCAGCGTCTTGTGGAGGCAGGACTTGATCCGACGTATAATGAGTTCAACTCCGAGGAGGAACGTCAGGCTTATGTTCAGCAAATACAACAGGCCAAGGCGTCTATGACCCCTGATGATATCCAGAGGTTCATGAGTACAAGATGGAAGACGCAGGCGGCAGTATGGGGGGATTATACGATCGAGGCTGACCGTAGCCGGTTTTATATGGATGAGCTTGACAGGGAGAATTTCCGGGATCGTCTTCTTAGTGGAAAGATGTTCCGTAATCATTTCGTTGGCTTCGACTACTATCGTCCGGAGGTATGGAGTCCGATGGAGGTATTCCATCCTGACGTGAAATACCCGCAATACGGATCTTATGTGGGCCGTATTCATTATTACGAGGGTGTTGAGCTGATATCAAGATACGGCCATAAGATGACGGCCAAGGACAAGCGTCGTATTATGGGCGGTGATGATGATTATGAGGGATGGGTATCTAATGACGGTACTAGGTATGACTGGAAGAAAAAGAAGCCGTCTATTACCGGTATGTACGAGAATGAGGTTATTCCATGGAAAGGATACCATGATTATGAGTCTATAGTCGCCGCTGAGGACTATTATGGTGTTCCGATGGGCGAGTACCACACCTTCGGGCCGGACGGGGAGGAACACACCCAGCCCCGCTTCTTGCCCCGCTTCCATCCATTTGGCTATTTTAACTCTGACATGTCCAATGGCAAGAGATATGAGATAGACTCTCGCCTTTTTAGGGTAATGGAAGGATATTGGGTATCCATGAAACCGGTATTCTTAATAACTTACATGACGGAGACTGGGATGGTGGATCAGGAGCTTGTGACAGATGAGCTTCTCCCGGAGTTCTTGGAGAAGAACGGTATCAAGAAAGTGAAGAGGGTTATGGCTGAAGCCGTCAGTGATCCTGAGGTGAACACCTACATCTTGGAGTATGTTCCTGAGGTTAGGTTTGGCGTTAAGATCACCGGAGGTAATTTAATGGATAAGCCTATATATATTGGTGGGGATCCAATACCTCATCAGATACATGGTGACAGCAGTCTGTATGATTATGTCATTCCGGTTTCGGGATTTATAGGGGCCAGTCTCGCTGATCGCATACAACCGTTCCAGATGATGTATAACCTTGCTATGAATCAGCTATACAATAACGCCGAGAAGGAGATCGGTAAGTTTTTCTTAGGTGACTTGGGATTCCTGCCTACTGAATATAAGGATATGATGGACAAGAAGGGAGCTTTGGCTACTTTTATGCAGATCGTGAAGTCCGTCTCGTTTATGGGCGTAGGTGGTAATGACACAAACAATCCTTACCAGAATCCGCAGATGAGCAGCATATATAATCAGTTCGGTGTATATGATCTTACTAATACGGATCAGATAAGATCCCGTATGGAAATGGCTTCTTACGCCTATATGATGGCTTATAGGATGATAGGTATATCTGAGCAGGCTATGGGTCAGTCAACTAGATACGAGAGTTCTACGGGCGTAAAACAGGGAGTTAACGCTACTATGCTACAGACCCAGACTTACTTTAATGATTTCGATGACTTCAAGAAACGGACATTGGATATTCATCTAGCCGTGGCTCAAGTATGTCAGAAGGAAGGATACGATTGGACCGTGATGTACAGAAACAGCGATCTTTCCTTGGCTTACATCAGTCTTACGGATAATAGCTTGTCGTTACGTCATCTTAATGTTATGGCTGTCTCTAATTCCAAGAAACGTCTGGAATTGGAGAATTTGAAACAATATATATTACAGACAAATACGTTAGGTAATGACTTACTTGATATCACTAGGATGATGAGCGCCAACTCAACGGCTGAGATGAATCAGATCGGAAGGGATGCTAGATCTTACGCCGATCGTGTAAGGCAAGAAGAATACCAGAATCAACAGCGACTTGTCCAGCAGCAAGCCGAGGCCGAGCAACAGGCACGTAATGATGAGCATGAGAAGGATAAGGAGCTGGCTTATATCAAGGGCAACTTCGACTTAAGGGGTAAGAGCATAATGGCCGCCGGTCAAGCGGCTAGGACCGAGAACAACTCTGAAGGCATGGATTATGTCGAGGCTATGGCTGATAGGGCTTTAAGGGAAAGAGATCTTGATATCAAGGAAGAGGATATGAGAACCAGACAGGCTAACGCCGAGGCTGAGCGAAGATCTCGTGAGGAGATAGAGAAAAGGAAGTTGGAATTAAAAGAAAAGGAGATAGACGCTAGAAACAAACGTTCTGATACAGATAGGTTTACGTCAATAATAAACAAGAATTGATTACAAGTTTTGTAAATATTTTTACAAAATCTGTAATCATTTTGGCGTAAAATTCTGTCATATACTATAATGGGTTTGATTTAATTGGTAATTGGATTAATAATACTTTTGTAAAAAGCAAAAAAGGAAATTGTATGAATGACATGGGTGATTTCGCTAAGGGTTTTAAGACCATGAGTGTCGAGGAACTTTTTTACCGTGGTGACGGTGATGGCGATAAGAATAATATCGAGGGTAAATATGATAAGGATGGTAATCCTATAGGTGATACCAAGGAAGAGCCTGCCGACGGCGGAGCGGCTGACGGTGGCGGGGATAAGGGCGGCGACGCTACCAACCCAGACCCGGATTCCTTTGGCGAAGGCGGTACTGATAATAATAACGTGGTATCAGTGTTTAACGGGAAATCTTTCTTGGAAAAGATGGCCGCTAGAGGTATCATCGACAGTATCGATAACCTTGATATTATGGTAGATGACAAGCCAGTTGATCTTTCTACTATCACAAAAGAAGATGATCTACTTGATATAGTGGAGGGATTGATCAAGGATAAGGCCGATGAGTTGTTGAAGGATAAGGTTGATACCGGTTCTATGTCTGACTTTATGAAGAAGATGATAGAGGTGGATAAGGCCGGTGGTAACGTTGGCCAACTATTAAGCCAATATCAGAACATTCAGGCGCCGTTGGACAACCTTGATATGAGCAACAAGAATGATCAGCTTGCGGTCATCCAACATTATTATAAAATGTTGGGTATGCCGGAAGACGAGATAAAGGATAATATGGAGATGATGATTGGCAAGGGCGATGAGTTCATTGAGTCCAAGGCAAATAAGTTCCATGATATCCTGAAAAAGGAGATGGATAACCTTATCGAGGAGGAGAAGAAAAAATCCGAGAAAAGGAAACAGGAGTTGATTGAGCAGATGAAGATCTATAAGAAAGGTCTTAAGACGTCTATAAGCTCAGGATTCCAGTTGACTGACACGATGATAGGTAAGGCTGTCGATTTCGTTACCAAGCCGATAGACAATCAAGGTCATACGGCTATAGATAAAGCTTATTCGGAGGCTATCAAGAATCCGGACATGGCCGCTGATCTGGCTTTGTTCTTGATGAATAAGGACGAGTTCCTTAAACAGAAGACTAACAAGGCTAAGATGGAGGTCAATAAGAAGACCATCACTCTTCTTTCTGGCAATAAGGGAGGAAAGCAAAATAAGAATAATATCGATAATGATACTATAGAGGCTAACTTCCTTGATCTAAGTGGATCAAAGAGTGTATAACATTAAAAGATAGATAATTATGAACCCTTTTTTGACAAAAAGTTTTCCGGCTACCGTGAATGGCGATAACGTTATTGCCTTCACCGATGCCAAGAATTATAAGACTTCGCTCGTAGAGCATAACTTAGGCTCATTGGCGAGCTGGTATTATGAGGATCCGGACAAGAATCATTTGGGTCTGTTGAATCTGTTCTCTAATATCGCTAATTACCCCGTTCCGATGTATATGGGTATGATTAATAACGGCGCTACGATCTCCGTTAACGGTATTGGAGCTTCTTTCCGTTATGATCTTCCCGTTACAAAGACATTCGCTGTAGTTACGGCGGAGGATACTTCGACTCATCATCTGAAACCGGGTATTGATGGAAGTTTGTTTGATATCGTTTTGAACACATCTGAGTTTACGGCTTATGATGTCATCACCTATGACGCCGCTAACGGCTGTAATATCCTTATCTCAGGTGAGATACCGTCTAAGACAGAAGGTGATTTGACACGTTATTGGGGTCGTGTTATTGGCGGTAAGGTTAAATACTTCCCTAAAGAGAAATTACGTCCGGGTATCCGTTACTGGAAGATCGGTCATGCTCTTGGTGAGTATAGTACCCAGTTCTCTAAGGTATCTGGAGCTGACAAGGCCGGTTCTATGACTTGTGAATTCCGTTTAGGAAACCACCGTGGCGTTGAGGGTGAGACCACTATGTATGCTGGTATGAAGTCCATGCAGGCCGCCCAGAATAGCACTTCAGAGTTCGTGGAGACCGCCCTTCGTCGTATGAATGCCATGAGAAGCGAGTATGAGGGTAATATTCCTGATTTGGCTATTATCGGCAAGACTGTTAATGGTAGACTTGATTTACGTACGGCTAAGGTAGCGTCCACGCTGGAGGTATTCTGTATGGCTGAGTTGGTTAAGCTGGAAGCTAGACAGTTGATGTGGCAAGAAGGTGGTATTATCATGGATCAAAATGGCCCTATCCATTTAAATGAGGGTATCTACCGTCAGCTTCGCCGTGGTTATACTATCTACTATAGTCGTCCGATGGGTATTACTAAGGATACTCTTATGGCTGCTGCAGCTTATATTTTCCGTGGTCGTCAAGATCTTCCTATTACGGAGCGTAAGATTAAGTTCAAGGTAGGAGCTATGGCTATGGTCAACTTAGAGAAGTTGATTAGAGAGGCTTTCTTTACTACGTTGAGTAATTTGAGCTGGGGTATGGGTAGTGACCGTATGTTGCCTTCTAATCCTATATCCGGTACTAATGATGCTATGATCTTAGGTCCGGTACAGGTTAAGGGCGCTTTTCTTCCCGGCATCGGAAATGTAGAGTTCGAACACGATCCTTCTTTAGATTACGCTGACATGACAGATCGTAGCGAGTTAGTGAATGGCATGTATCCTAGATCCTCTTATTCTTGTATTATCGAGAATATCACTGACGCTGGATCGACTAACGCATATTCCGCTATTCCTAATACGGCTAACGCTAAGTTGGGTAATATGAATAACAACGTATTCTATATCAAGCCAGAAGGCGTAAGCATGTGGTGGGGTTATGAGTATGGTCGTTGGGCACACAAAGCTAACGGTAATGAGATCGTATCATCCTTGCCGGGCATGAAAGAGCAATTCTGGTGCCACTCAGCTTCAGCGGCTTGGGTTATGGATAACAGCAAGTTCTTGATTATCGAGCTTCAACCGAACTACTTCGGCTAAGTTTTTTTTCATATGTAATTTGGTTTTTAGAGGGGAGGATATTCCTCTCCTCTTTTTTAGGAAAGTAACGCAAAAATAAGGAAATGAAAGAGATTTTAAAATCAAAGAAGGTATTGGTCGAGGTAAATGGATTCAATATCATGTCAGATACCTTGTATGAGGTAGTAGGTAAACACGACGAAAGCGCTCCGCAGGCCTTCCAAGATGCCAATATAGCCAAGGCTCCGTTCCCGGAGAATGCTACTCACGTATGTTGCCCGTGGGATGATTTCTCAGAAGTTTACAATACCGGTTTTTATCCAAGATCAAGATGTTATAATGGCATGGATAAGGATGAGGTTGATAAGTTGGTTGATCAGCGTGTCAATAATATAATGAAGCCTTTTGAGAATATTTCCCAGAAGGATCTTTCCCAGACCAATTTCGAGTTTTGGGATGATGCTAAAGACAAGATCTATATGGGTAAGGTTTATAACACGGCTAATACCGTTGAGTTATTTTATTTATATCTGGCTGTATTTTCTGGCATGTTGACTCCTCAGGAAATGGATGGTGATCCTATTTTCATGAACTCCATGTTCTGTTTCATTGAGAAAGACAACGCCAAGGATTTCGTTCAGCAGCGTGAGATCAATAAGATGAATATCAGCTATAAGTTCATCAACGCCCTTAAGAAAGGTGGCAAGGAACGTCAAGCTGTCATCGACCTTCTTCTGTACATCGGCATCGTGACCCGTCCTGATTTCACGGAGGATGATTATTACACCGGATCACTATCAAACTGGATGAACGAGAAGAAGACCAACATCGATTATCTGCTTGATATTTGGGATCGTTCATTGGAGGGTGATTTCAAGGAAGTTCTTGAGTTCTATCGTATCATAAACGTCCTTCAACGTAACGGTCGTATTAACATGACTCCATCCGGCTTGCAATATAATGGTCAGATCATAGGCCCTGACACCCGTACGTCCGCCGAGTTTTTGGCTACCAAGAAAGATCTTATCAGTGTAAAGGCTAATGTCTTGGATGAGTACGAGGAACTTATGTCTATTTCTAATATAGACGATAAGACCAAGACCAAGAAGGTTAAGGATGTCAAGAAGAAGGAAGACGTAGATGGAGGTGATAAGGTTAATACGGAGGAATGACGATGACGATCCAAGAAGCGTATCTAAGGTCTTTGCAGAAGAACGAGCAGAATCTCGCCAATGGCGGGATTAAGCTTGATCCGGGAAGGTTTGTGCTGCTGTTCAACGAGGCTCAGGATAGGTTGATAAGATACTATCTTAATAGGAAGGACGATGAGACCATCCGATCTATACAAACTCTTCTGGTATACTGGGAATCGCTTAATAAGATCAATCATATTGATGACCCCGAATCGACATCATTCGGTCTTCCTGATGATTATTTATGGTTCTCAAATATAAAAGGAGCGTTTTCTTATAAAGGATGTGAGGTTGGAGATTTTGTCATGTGGGAGGCTAAGAACGAGAATGTTCATGAGCTTCTTGGGGATGATAACAATAGGCCTTCTTTTGACTATCGGGAAACGTTCTACACCATAGGTGACGGGAAGGTCGTGGTCTACGAGTCAGGCTTCCGTACCGAGGAGGTTAAGATGACGTACTACCGCCGTCCTGTCAGGGTGGACCTGTCGGGGTATATCAACGCCGCCGGTATCCAATCCACGGACATCGACCCGGAGCTGCCCGATTATCTTGTGGAGGAGATTTTGGATATGGTCGCCAAGCAATTCAACCTTAACGAGAATGAGTTGCAGAGGTATCGGTTTGATAAGGATAATGTGGCTTCTTTTAGATAAACACCGTTAGTTTGATCATTAAGCCTACTCGGAAACGGGTAGGCTTTTTGTTTTACATAAAATGTAAACATCATATTATGTCGTATACTCACGACCTCATTTTATTGCGGTGATGTTGTTTATGATTATGTTTGCGTTAGGTAAATGATTTTTGAACTAAAAAGTTGATAATATGTTGCACAGACCGCAAGACAGGGTACTTTTCGTATCCCCGCACGCTAAGATGGTGGATGTCGACTCCATCTTCTTAAAGGAAGGACAGATCGGTATTTACGATACTAAAGATACTTCCGAGAACGGTTGCAAGGCCGTAATTGACTTTACCGGTAAGCCTCGTAATGATAAGCGTTATGAGATCCGTATCGGTCGTAATGAACAAGCGGCTTCCCGTTCTATATATGACAAGGATTTTTCCACGCCTTTGTTCTCGTTGAATGAGATCACCGAGATTTACGCTTCTTGGCCGAAGAAAGATCATGCTTATGTCGATGATGTTATCTTAGGATACAACGGTGTGTCTGATGACACGGCTTTCTCCGTATCCAAGGGCGACCGTATCGCTATCCGCTTGATTCTCGCCGGCAGGGCTTTCGAGCTTCTTGGTTATGAGGGAGGTCGTATTGAGATCAATGACGCTATCCTTTTGGATGATTGTGACAATACCCCTAATCAATGCGAGGAATGCGATCCTTGCGAGGAGGTTGATTTGTTACCCGCCGTATTGAAGTGTATCGAGCGGATGAAAAACCAGCCTATCGCCGGTGGTGGTAAGGTGTCCGATTATATTGATATCACTCCGGTCACAAGATGTACTAACGAGGCTACTGAGCCTGATACGGAGGACGTGAACTTCTATTGCATGGAGGTATGTGATACCGGTGATGACCTTGCCTTGGCTGAGGTTCGTGCCCAATATCCAGGATTGAAGATCGTACGTGAGACTATCGAGGGCAGCATGTCACGTTATAAGGTGATGAAGAAAGGGGCTAAGCCTAATGACTATACTCAACGTCTGATCTCTATCATGAAAGGATGTACGGATTGTCCTCCTAACTATACCGAGGTTAAGGGCGGATACCTGTATTCCATTTCATTGGAGGATGACGGCGTTGATATGTCTACTACGGTAGAATCTTTACCTAACGTGGTAGCTGATACGGTTAATAAGATGAGCCAGATCAAGGGATCGGGTTTGTATATTGCGGCTACTTCCAAGAAATTGACGGATGAGGAGATCTCTACTTTCGTGGAGGCTAATCCTACGGCTATTATCTACTATGTGGCTAAGACATCTGATATGTGTGAGAACCCTACGGTTCGTACCGCTTCTTGGTCAGCCTGTGGTTCTTGCAAGGTATCTACAGAAAAGTATTATATCACTATACCGGATGACGAGTGCGGAAATAGTGCTTTGGAGGAAATTCAACAGGCTTTCCCGGAACTGGAGATCACTGACTACGGTACTCCTGCGGCTTGCCAGCATAGCTTCCAGACAACGGTATATACTAACATGTTGTGTGATGAGTGCGACAAGGTATTTGAGGGATTCTTCACCAGCGAGGCTCCGGCGTCCTACCGCAACCGGATGTGGAAGAAATTGGAATCAGCACAAGAGCTTGGTAGTAACTGCAAGTGCGGTATCCGTTTCCGTGGCAAGGAAATGTTATTATCTCCGTCAGAGTGCTTGATGGATCAAATGACATATATCGAGGATAGCGTTGAGATCGTTGGCGCTAGCGGCGGTTATCCTGATTCTCTTGACGAGGGATCTCCTATCTGGTGGGATCAGCTTCACTTCGAGAGATTGTCCAGCAAAGCCCCGCGTACTCATGTTGGCGGCAATATGATGGATGACGAGTTGAAGGGCTATGCTCATTTCAACGGCTTCCCGAAACATCAGGATTTCATGGGACGGACATTCATGAACGAATACAGCCGTGTTGAGCAAACAGCCCAATACGTGGACTTCCAGATCACGATTAATCCTCATAGATACGCTCAAGGATTCGGAAAGGTTATCGCCGACGATCCGGTTAATTTGATCTTACGTGTACGCTATGGCGCTCATGAGGGAGTTCAGGAGATGATTAATATGATCGGGGCGGCCGCTGGTCTTGGACCGGCTATCGTGACCGAACCTAAATAAGAACGACCTTTTTTGCGTTCATATATTTCCTAAAGGGAAGAGATTCATTTCTCTTCCCTTTTTTGTTATCTTTGAGGCAGTAGAATTAAAATATGATATTATGTCTGCGATAAATGAGTATTTAAAGAGACTTGCTTCCATCTTCGGTAGCATGGGTTTCTCCGTTCCGCCAGATGACTTCTCGGGTGTTGTCATAGACGGAAAGACGTATCCGGTCATGATGAGGAATGACGGGTGTTACGTGTACTTCGATGATAAAGGAGTAAAGAGACTTGTAAGCGAGATCCCTAAAAAGGACTATCAGTTCATTAACATCAAGGACGCCCGTGTGTCGATCGTCAACCAATGCTATCGCACGCCGGGTGGTCAGGTAGAAGCTCGTGTCCATACCTATATGAATAATAAGGGAGAGATACTGGCCGAGAAGATATTTATCATCAACTCATCGGATATCGATACTCCCATTGGCACGGAATTGGATAAGGTTCCTGCCGAATGGGTGGCTATAGATTGTAGCATAGCCGAGATGACCGATCGGGAGTTGATATTCGTAAGTAAATGTTACGCCACGGAGGGGGGCAAGGTCCAGATCGAGGGCGTTGAGTCAGTAGACCCCCGCCTGAACCCGGAGGTATCCCATTATGAGGTGGTGAATACGACCGACGATAGTAATCCTATCGGTACGGAGTATGATAAGATACCCGATACATGGAGTCGTATAGTATGTGATTTCCCGGACATGACCCAAAGGGAGATAATACCGGTGCTTAAATGCTTTGATACCGGTACCGGGAGAGTGCAGATAGAGGGATATAAGATATTTGATTATGAGATGGGTACCAGAAAGGAATGGTATCGCATCAAGCAAAGTACCGATCCTGAGAATCCGGTAGGTAAGTTTATCACCAGCATAAGCGATGACTGGGTTGAGGTCGTTTGTGACTTCACGGATATGGAGGATCGTGATATTGAGGTAACTATAGAATGTTATAAGACACCGGCCGGTAAGGTGAAGCTGGAGGTTCTCACGTCATGGGACGGGAATATAGGGGTTAGGGATAAGAGCTATAAAGTCCTGGAGACTACCGATCCGTCACAACCTGAGGGCGCCAGCTTCAGTTCCTTGCCAGATACGTGGGTAAGGGCTGTCTGTGATTTTGATGATATGGAGGAGCGTGATATCAAGTCTTATGTCGAATGTTATGACGGGGGCAATGGTAATGTCAAGCTTCGTAGACTGGTCTCTTATGACTCCAAGATAAAGGCCAGATACACCCGTTTCGAAGTCCTTGAGTCGGATGACGCCAGCTTCGTCCCGGGAGCCGGCCTAGCTACCCTCCCCGAGAGTTTCTCTTTGGTTCCATGTGATTTCACGGATATGGAGGATAGAAACGTTCAAGTATATCGTGAGTGTTATCTCTTCAAAGGACAGCGTATTGAGGTGGATAAGGTTGTCTCTTATGACGGTGATCTAGGTGATAGGAAAGCCAAGTATATTGTACGTGAGAGCGAGGACGGCACTATCTTAATAGATCAGGAATATGATGAGATCCCTTTTGGATGGAAGAAATCTCCTTGCGAGCTTGAGAACCTTCGTGACAGGCATGTATCTTACTATGATCAGTGTTATGTTACGGAGAACGATAAACGGGTTAAGATCCATAATATCGTTATATATAACTCTTTAGGATATGAGTATTATCATTTCTACGAGGTTACGCAGTCAGAGGACGATAAATATGAGGTAGGCGATATTAACTCCTCTATGATTAATAAATGGAGTAGGGTTGAGTGTGAGATGCCTGATATGGAGAATCGGTTCTTGGATACGACAGATACCTGCTATGATACAGGGAATGGTACGGTCAAGATAAGGCGTCAGGAGTCTATTGACTATAAGCTTAATGTCCGGGAGTTTGATTATAAGATCGTGGAGTCAACCGATCCTGATCATCCTACGAACACCACCCCTACCCAAGATACGGTTAGTGGTTGGACGGTAATAAGCTGTGACCTTAATATCATGGAGGTAGATGACTGCTATGAGGTTGGTGGTCATAAAATCCATTTAAAGGGATTCAGGACGGTTAATCCGGCGTTACAGGATATTAAGTCCATATTGTATGTCGTGTATTCCGATCACCCTGATTATAGTGCTGGTGATGAGCTTAATTCTATCCCAGAGGGAGCCAAGATCACGATCTGTGATTATGCGGATAAAAGCCAAAGACATATGGTCCCGGTGCGCGAGTGCTATGAGGTAGCCGATGGCCGGTTCTATGTGGAGGGAAGTCGGTTGGTGGATAACGATATGGTCGTTGAGCGGACGTCGTTAACGGTGATGGAGTCATCCTCTCCTACCTACCCGGTAGGTACGACACTGACCTCCATTCCTGTTGGCGCTACTATAGTGGCTTGTTTATGTCAAACCTGTTAATCTGAATGGCTATGGTTAAAGTATGTAATGATTATTTTATGATTGACGCCTTAGCTGGAGGTCAGGTCATAAGAAAAAGGAAATATCGTCGTGAGAATACGATGATAGGATATAAGTGGTATGATTATAACGGGGTCGAGGTTTCCGACCCCATAGAAATATCTCGTCTTGATGGTCTGGCCACTAAACATCAACGTGTAGATGAGGCTTATGATGACCATGCTATTTTCATGTCTTCAACCAACTACGTTAACAGCGTTTCCGGTATACCTATGGACAAGCATATGGTTGTCGTTGAATGGAGACCGGATAGCGAGCAAGGTTTTGTCACCATGGCTCATGACGAGGGTCTTGACGGGGATAGCTATTATATAGTTATTATCAACACCGGAGATAAGCAGGCTACGATCTACACCCCCATAGATCCCGAGGATCCAAAGGACGGTACCTCTAGGGCGGATGATGGTGATAATATCTCCGTGGGAGGATCTTATGTCTCCATATCCCCCAAGCAGGTAGAGCGGATAAGGGTTACTTTTCGTGATGGTAAATGGTATTATGAGTTAGTCACAAAGACATATCCCAGCAATACCGGAGGCATTAAGATCGGGGATGTCGATTATGTCACTTTCAGGTATTTATGGGAGTCAAGTTCCGGAAGGGACTTGGATACGATGACGGAAGCCCTTAATTCTAATGTTCCCACCATAGATAATCTTGCTGTAGGTTGGTCTGGTCCCGGAAATGGAGATAGCTCTGTTAGAGAAGTTCTTAAATGGGGTGGTGATAATACCGGTTCCGGTAAGGAATGTGTTTGGATGTCGGTTAAGGATTTAAGGGCTAAGTATTATGATATCCTACCTGAAGAGACGTATTTCATGGCCTACGCTACATGGTTTGGGTCTAAAGGTACGGGTAAATGCTCTTTTGAGCTTTTCGGATACAAGGGAGGTGCGATGAGCCAAGATGGATATAATTTTATAAATACCGGTGGATCTGTAGTATATCAGAATACATATGATTTTGTATGTAATACCCATAAAGGAGCTGGGTCGTATAAGACATCTTACGAGAAAGTAGCCCGTATTACTTATAATAAGCTCACCAATGAGGTCTATATGTCTATAGGCGATGCTATAGATCAGGAGGATAATTATGATAAGCTGGAGCGGGAGATCAATAATATAAAGGAAAGACTTAGCGATGTCGAGAGCGAGTTGGCTGTCGTAAGACGTATAGCCGAGGGCAAGAACGCGGCGTATATCTTTGATACGGTCGATGCCATGAATGAGTGGCTGGCGGTTCCGGAGAACACGGCTAAGCTCCGTGTGGGGGACAGCTTCTGGATCAGGGAGCAGGAGGTACCTGATTATTGGTGGGATGGAACTCAGGCTTTAGAGCAGGAAGGTCCGAAGGTTGATTTATCCCCTTATTATACGAAAGACGAGATTAATAATATTGTCAATGATATCAATCAGAAGATAGAGGATAAGAGTACGTCTATTATCTTCGATACTTATATCCAGATGAAGTCTTTCGTGGATGATCCAACTAACGCCGATAAGCTTAAGGAAGGTACCATCCTGTTGATACGAGAGAAAAACGTACCTGATTATTATTACGATGGTGCTGGGATAGTTAAGATGGAGGCCGATGTAGAGCAATGTCTTTACGTTACTTTGGCTAACAAGCCTACGGAAAGCACTATAAGTTATACTCAAGATCGGGAGGTGACTAATTTCGCTCCGGGTGCTATAGCTAGATGGGTTGACGCTGATGGTAATAACGTTTTTTATAAGCTTGTAGAGATAGTAGATGGTAAGGCTAAGTGGATTACCCTTATCGATACTAAATATGGTAATGTGACGCTACAGAGCACTTACGACAAGAACTATGAGATCGTAAATATCGTATCTGGGTCTAGGTTACAGGCTATAAATAGCGAGAAGAATGATATCAAGTTTGTTAATAGCGCTACGGGTAACGTGACTGTCGTGTTGAATGGTACTGTATCAGGGGGAGCCAAGAAGCTGGTGAGTATGCTGGCGGTGAACGAGGTAGTCTTGACCCCCGGAGCGGCGGTGTCGTTTACCCGGAACGGCGATGAGTTCGTGCTCACGGAGTTGTTTGGCGTTACGATCTTCCCCGATCTGGCGGATGCCAACCGTGAGGGAGAATGGGTGATGAGCGTAGGCGTAACCGGAAAACCGATCCTTATGGAGGTAAAGGAGATGAGGAAGTGGAATGAGAGTATAACTAAGGAACTTACTATTGATGAGCTTAACGAGAAGTTCCCTAACGTGGATATTGGATTCGCTGTCGTATGCAAGACCATCAACAAGGTATATGAGATGGTTAACGGGTATAAGGAATGGGTGTCTTATGATATAACCTCAATAAATTAATGGTATGGCTTTTTTAGCAGGATACGACACGGTAGCGTCCTATGTCACGTTTATAGTAAATGAGGACAGGTTCCCTTGTTATGATGGTAAGGGCGCTGATTATATACCCGATCCGATAATATCAGTGGATGCTTTTAATCGCAGTCTTAGGTTCTCGACAAGAAAGCCAGGATTCGTGGACGTTGATTGGGGGGACGGGACGAAGGATCAATATCCTTTAGTTAAGGTATCTGATGGTAGTTATAGGATTGTATTCAGGTCTCTTGACATTGAGTATAAGAAGAATCCGGATGATACCGTATGGTGGTATAAGAAAGAGGATGGCTCACAATACATACCGGTTCCCCCACATAAGTATAGCGATATCAGGCGTAGGGAGGTTACGATGAGGTTCTCTAACTTAATTGATGGGGAATTTAATATGGATGGTATTGTCCTTCATGAGTTCCCTATAACTAATCTTCCTGATATAACTTATTTGGCTATGGTCAGATCCGTTCTTAAAAATGGCGATATCCCATATGACAGGATAAGCAAGAGCGTTAATCTTCGTAATATACAGATGGGGTCTTTTTCTCACCCTGGTGTTTGGGATAATTGGCCGGAGGGGTTTTTAAAAATGAAAAGATTGAAGTATTTTGGGTGTAATTCCGTTTTTAATTTCGCTGATAATCCTGATTCTAATTGGAGAAGATTCTCTGAATGGAAGAATCTTACTGAATTTAACTTCAACTGGTGTAACATCCCTTCTTATGATCCGGCTTTTAATTCTATTCCAGCAAAAGGTATAAGCATTATAAGCGATAGGAATAATATACCTGTATTTGATGAGGTGGATAAGGTAGGGGATGATAAGACAGGCGTTACCTTTATGGGTGGTGGTAGCTCATGGAAACGAGATCTGGTAGGAGGTAAGTTGAATAAGATTCAGAGCACGTATTGTAATTCAGACACGGTACCGGTAGATGATCTTCCGGATTACTTGTATGAGATAAGGGAACTTAGGATATGGAATTTGCGTGATGGTGGTAGATTTATAAATACGCAGGAGAGGGCTGATACGTTCGTTAACACGTTTTATGATAAGATAATGTCGTGGAGTTATATAACGATGTCACAGACGGCTTCTGACGGCAACAGGAATCAGTTTTATAAACTTACCTTAGATTTATATACTTCCGCAGCTCCTACCAACAAGAGACCATCTGGCGTTTATCAAGCCCCTGAGGGGTTTGATAAGGGTGTTAGCAACGGTAATCCTACGACGCCTATGGAGAAGGTGTATGTGCTTACCAATAACTACGGGCAGACATGGGTCTTGGCCCCTGCCCCAGCTTCTAAGGCCGCCCTTACGAGGGCAAGGCGGGCTGGGAAGGCCAGGATCACCCCGTTCGTTCTTGGCGTAAAGGACGGGCATGTATCCGTGTTCGGCGGAGATGTATTGGATGATAATATGAGTAAGTATAATTTCGCTGACAAATACGAGGCTATAGATATCTGTAACGATCTGGGATTGGACAGTTCACCGGTTGTCGAGTATTTCAGGAGAATAGAGGAGGGAGATGTATGAAATTAATATGTAAGGATACGAATAAAGGCTCTATAACATTTTTTACTAAGGGTAAATACGCTTTTAGGGGCGTTGACAGGAATGATACTACTGATGATGTTCCTGATCCTATATTGGATGGTAATAATTACAATGAGAGTATACAGTTTTATTCCAAGGCCCCAGGAATGTGTGAGGTCGATTGGGGTGACGGGAATAAAGAGCAATTCCCTTTCGTGAAGGATAGGAGCGAATCCATATACGGGCGATATAGGTTGATGTTCAGGAGAAGGGATGTAAGTTATCGTAAGAATCCGGATAGCCATCCATGGTGGTTTTATAAGGAAGACGGGAGTGAGTATATCCCTGTGCCTAATCATGCTTACGCTGACGGGCTAGATAAAGAGCGGGTCATTACCATGACTTTTACGAATGATATTACATACGTTCAAACAACGAGGATAGTGATGGTAGAATTCCCGATATTAGACGCCCCAAGTATTATCAACTTAATCTTATCCATTACCGGCGATGGGAATATAACCGATATTCCTAAAGATAGGATACGTAGATCGGTAAATATAGAGTATATAACACTTCGCGAATTAGGTATAGGGACATTGACATCCATACCAGACGATTGGGATAGGTTGACTAAGTTAAAAGGCATTAATTTAAGTCGAACGGCTGATTTTAATGATACGGAGTCTTCTAATATAAGGAAATTCCCCTCTATGTGGCCTAATCTTGTAACATTATCTTTGGCAGGTTGCAGGGTTAGGGTATATCCAAGGGAATGGCTGTCCTTTAGCAAGCTAAAAGAATTATATATATCCCCGGGAGTGGCTATGCCATCGTTTGATCCTAACACATGCCTGGCTATGGATGAGGTGGATAAGATAAATTCTAGTTTAAAGATTTTCGATCATATAAATAGATGGTATGGATCTGTCGTGAGTTGGCATCCGTATATGAGCGGTAAGGGATTGGGAAACATTGAGCGTATCGACGCTTCACATGGTTATAGTAATATAGATGTAAGTAATCTCCCGGATTATATATATGAGATGAGGTCTATGAATAGCTTTTATATGTATCGCAGCTTGTCAACCCAAGGTCGATGTGATACGTTTATATCGACATTATATGAGAGGGTGATGGGGTTTGATTATCTCACTATGTCTTCCTCTGCTTCCGATGGCAAAAGAAATCAGTTTTATGGATTGTATCTAAGTATGTATTTAGCTTCCAATCCTGATGATAAAAGACCTAGTGGCGTATTACAGGCTCCCTCTGGTTTTATAAAGGGTCAGTCTAATGGCTCTCCGTCGACTCCTATGGAGATGGTTTATGTGCTTATGAATAATTATGGATGGAGGTTTAGTATGGCGCCAGAGGCTTCGGTGTTAAGGTCAACACGGTCTTCTGATATTGACACGAGGTCGTATAAGCCATATAAGCTTATCGTATTTGACGATGGGCGTACCTTTGTAGGCAATGGAGATGTTTTAGCTCATGATACGGATAAGGTATTATCGTTTGGGGGTCAACCTGAAGGGGAGTATTTATGTGATTCTATGGGATTGGACAGGAATGTTATTGTAGAATATTTTAACAAGATAGGTAATGGCTAAGACATTATATAAATATGAGGCTTCATCAAATAAGTTCGTATGGTTCACTACATGGGACAGGGCACTTAGAAATTATTATACCGATGATTATAATTATGTATTCGATCCTGTCGTTGATAATCCTTTTAATACGTTTGTTGAGTTTAGATCCAGAAAGCCCGGTATGGCTAATGTGGATTGGGGGGATGGAATAAAGGAACAGTTTCCTATGACCAAGGCTCAAGGGCAGGATAATTATCGTATCATATTCCGTTCTTTGGCAATACAACACAGGAAAAATCCCAATACTACGTGGTGGTTCAGGAAGGAGGATGGATCGCAATACGTACCTGTGGATAATCATGCTTACGCTGATGGGAGGAGGGACGTACAACGGGCTGTATCGATAGATTTTACTTGTGATATTTATTATGCCAATATTCAATGTTGTAAGATGACGGCTTTTCCGATCGTAGATATTCCAGGTCTTGAATTTTTGGCCGTATCTCATACGAGGTATGTTAATGATGGCATACCGACAGATAAATTGTTGAGATCTAATAAATTAATTTATATAGAGCTTTCAAATGTAGGGCAAAGAATGACTGAAATGCCTGAGGCTATAACCAGTAAGACTGAGGTGTATTATTTAAATATGTTTAATATGCTTGATCTTAGGGATATAGAATCTAGCGGGATAAGGAATATAAAGAATATGAAAAAACTTCAAACCTTTGAATTATCTTCATGTTATTTGGATAGGTATATAAAGGAGTTTAATGACCTTCCTAAACTTAAGACGTTAGATATAACTCCTGGCCCCAGTGATATGTGGAATTATTTTGATATAAATACCCTTCCTTTTTTCGAGGTAGATAAGATAAATCCTAATATTACTGATTTTTATTTTTTAAAAGACTGGGTAAGTGGAGAAAGGAGGACGGGTTGGAATGATGATAATATGTCTGGAAGGGGATTGGAACATCTTACTGGTCTCATTGCAGCTAATAGCAATAGTTTAAGAATGGATAAGCTTCCGGATTATATTTATGAGATGAGGGCTATTACACGGTTTAGCGTGAATGCATCCACTCATAGCCAAAAAAGATCAGATGATTTCGTGAACTCTTTCTACGACCTTGTTGTAGGATGGGATCAGATTACTATGACATCCGTGGCTAAGGATGGGAAGAGGAACCAGTTCTATAGTCTTTCGGTAAGCATGTATAATGCTATTCATCCAACCAGAAACCAGCGTCCTTCCGGCACGGAGCAGGCCCCAGAGGGATTCGTGAAAGGCCAGTCCAACGGGTCTCCCGCTACACCTATGGAGAAGATATATGTGTTAAAAAATAACTACGCCCAGAGATGGACGATTAAACCAGAATAATATTATGAATATCAATATTTTAAAATTAAATTGGGGTGGGGTAAAATCCTATTTGCCTTATGATGAGAAGAAGAATGTTACCCAAAAGGAAGATAATAGAGGTATTCGAGGAGCTATCTCCTCAGGATAATGGATATTGGGCGGTTCCTGATGGGGTCTATGAGGTTGAGTTCGCGTTGGTCGCCGGAGGTCTTAATGGAGAATATTCCGATATATATATAATGCCGGGAGTGGCGGTAACGGAGGTGGTGTACTGACTGGGACTATATCCGTAAATCCAGGTGTTACATATAGGGTGGTTGTCGGAGATATAGGTGGTGATAGTATATTCGGTATATATCAGGCTATTGCCGGTAAAGGTGGAAGAGGCGGATATGGAGTTGAAGGGGATGGTCATGATCCTTCCCCTGGAAATCCATGGCAAGATGGATCATATGTTTTTAATAACAAATATCCTGACCGATATCCTTATCCTATGGGCGCTGGTGGTGGATCGGGAGCTTATACAAGAGGATGGGATATGGGCTTTTTATCCGGAGGGAAAGGCGGAAATCACGGGGGAGGTGATGGAGCTGGAGTCGAGGATATTGAGGGTGTTATTATTAATGGCAAAAATGGAGGTAATGCCACTTATTATGGAGGTGGTGGAGGAGGAGCCTCTAAAGCTTCTAATAGTGGGGCTACGAGCGGTCGAGGAGGATCAGGTTATCGTGGTATTGTTATTTTACATTATTTTAAAAATGGATGATATGGATAGAAATAATATTATAAAAGAACTAGGTTCGTATTTTGACATAGTGGAATTGGTGTGTCCTCATACATACAATAAGTGGAAGGACCGGTCGTGGCAGTTTCTCGATACCGCCTTTCTCCATAATCTCCTTGTATTGCGTAGGGATATAATCAAGCAGCCTATGTATTGTAATAATTGGGACAAGCAAGGTCAGTATTCCCAGCGTGGTCTTAGATGCAACATTTGCCAGATAGTTAAGGATAAGAAAGATGTTTATCTGTCCGCTCATGTATTGGGTAAGGCTGGTGATTTCGATGTCAAGTCGATGACGGCGGAACAAGCCAGAAACTTGATTTTAGATCATCAGGATATGCTTCCATATCCTTTTAGGCTTGAGGGTAAGGTGAATTGGTTGCATTTTGATAGTCTTGACACGAGGAACGGTATACATGCCGTGGTCTTTTAGGTGCTTAATGCCATAGTGATTAACTTTGTAGATGACATCAGTAATGGATAATAAGGGTATGTTAGATAAGATTGGGGCTTTGTGGAATATCGCTATTGCTTATGGTACTTCATGTTGGGCTTATTTCCAGCCGGTTCATCATCTGCTGGAGGTTCTTCTTGTAGTGCTGTTGGCTAATTTTATAGCAAGGCTTATCCAGAGCGCCAGAAGATGGAAAGTCCGTCGTAGCCGTAAACGCCGGTTCTCCCTATACCGTTGGTTCAGGGAGGTAAGGCTGGTAGGGATACTCAAGGAGTTTTTCCTGTCTTGTTTTATAGTCATGACATTATGCGTGATATACAAGACATTGAGTATTGAGGAGGATGACGCTTCCGCTATATTGGTAGTGACCAAATATGGTGTTTATGCCGCTCTTGTTGCTTATGTCATGTTGTTTCTTAACACGATAGGGGAGGCTTTCCCTGATACTTATATAGTAAAGGTGTTTAAGAGTATATTCAACAGGGTTAATATCTTGAAACTTTTCGGATCGGCTAAATCCTTACCGGATGACGCTTTTGACGATATAAAGAAGATTGCTGATGATGAGGTTAAGGATAAGTCTTAGGGCTGTTTTTTGTTTAGGTCTGTCGCTGTCCCTGTCCTCTTGCGGAAGCAGGAGGCAGGTTAGCGAAGCGTCTATTGATAGTGGGTTGATCAGCAGGATAGAGACGATGATAGATGAGGTCATGGATCGGAAGATCGTAGAGATCAAGACATCTGATCTTAATGCCGATATTGTTATAACGGAGAGGAAGTTCGATACGGACAAGGATGTTGATCCTGCCACGGGGGAGCGACCGGTGTCCTCGCAGACAGATACCCATATCGTCATTGGCCGGCGGGACAGCACGGTGACGGCCGATTCCGTTGGAGTCAATAAGACGAGGAATGATATAAAGGATTTGGACAATAAGATAGATATCAAATCTAAGGATGTAGATGATAAGAAGGGATCAAGATGGCCTATAGCGTGGATAGTAGCTGGTATCTCGATGATATTGTTGGTATTGGTATATATATTAAATAGGATAAAGATTTTATGAGAAGAAGAATGTTGAATAATAATAATGATGATCTTGTTGATGAACATACAAGGTTTTTGATGAGATTTGATAATAATTTTAAGGTTGATGGATACCCCCCCCTAATATCGAGGATGGTTTAGAGATCAAGGGAGGAGAGTTTGTTACCGATTCTATAAGAACTGGATATAAATACACAAATACGTCTAATTCTTATGGGATGATTAATACATCTAGTACATTGTCACCTGATCTATTTGGTGATGGAGATCCATTTACCATTGATTTTTGGTATAAACCATTAGTCGTTATTAACGCTTGTTCTGTTGGCCATGAATGGTATAATGGTATTTTTTATTTTGGTATAGCTGGTGATGCTGGTGATTTAGGTTTGTTTTTTGCTACTCGAAAAGGAGCGTATGGAGGTAAAGCATCTGATGCTATTATTGGTAGGTGGTATCATATAGCTATGGTTAGGGTTAATTATACATTATATGGTTTTGTCGATGGCAAACGGTCTGTTTCATTCCCATGCTCTAATATTTCATTGAGATATAATAATATAGATTTTAATAGACAAAGGGATGGTAGTAATAGAGCTTCTTTTGTGATAGATAATTTTAGGATAAGTGATGTAGCTAGATGGACGTCTGATTTTGATCCTCCTAAATAAAAAGGGACTATGATCTCTCACCGTCCCTTATCTAATTAGTTTTTAAAGAATATGCAAATAGCATAGAGGTCAGCCCCGGATTCGAACCGGGGTATATGGTTTTGCAGACCACCGACTAAACCAACTCATCCAACCGACCGTATCGCGAATATATAATTTTGTCTTTGACCAAACAACCTCTTTGATCAAATTTTTACTCAATTAGAATATCCCTTAAAGAGAATCCCTTATCTAGTATACTGTTTGAGGAAATGTCTTTTCAAGGTCTACACCTATTGACACCAAAAGGAAATGTGGCGGCTCCGTGAGGCAGGGCAGGAGGTATCCCCACACGGCCGGCCAGGAGCGGAGCGACTCGTAGCCCACCTCCCTTTTCCCCTTGGCATATTACGCTTAAGCGTTGGAAAGAAGTAAGCATGTCAATATATTAACGTCTGATATAGGTAGTTATTTGTCGATCAAAGATCCATCGATAACATAAGTATGTGTCAAAAATACACTAAACTAAATCATTGATATACATTATTATTAAGATCTTATATTTTCAATCTACTACATATTATTAAGTTAATGTATTTAAGTTATATACTTTAGATAATAACAAAGCGTTAGCTAACTCTTTTTAATCAATCAACTTATGAAATAAATAAAGAAAATCTTTATAATGAGACTCCCTTCTTAAGGGGCGAAAGTTTCCTATGTCACATGTCACAAAATAGACAACTGTGTTTATAAAAGAAGGTGGATAAATAAATGCATCTCTTTTCTTAACTATCCCTACGATAGTCTCCCTACGCAATGTCCAAGTTGGATTTCGACCATAGCGATCGCCGTAAAAAGCCGTGATCATAAACAAAAAAAATGAGTACTTTCACAAGCACTCATTTTGAAATGACAAAGTTTTTAGTATCTTTGTACTAAAATAAAATCTAATTATGGCAAAGATAATGCTTATATTTGATCAATTCGTCTCTTCCTCAGAAAAAAAGAGGATGTCAGAAGAAAATAGAGCTTTGAGGAGGGATTCCGGCAAGGTCATCCTACCTTATTTGCTTAATGACAATGCTAATCCTTGTTGCGATAACCCTAGGATAAAGCGTCAATCATCATCCAAGTCAGAGATACTTGAGAAGCCGATATCGGAGACACTGATAGGCATTCTTATCATATGCCTTGACCCTATAAGGTTTAGGACGCTGGGGATCCAATACAACATCAAGTGGTTCTATTACTTTGTGAATGAAATAGTTAATTACTATATCAAGCATCATCGTCTTGGTGGTGATAATATCGCTTATCAGATAAAGTTAGTTAGGTGGCTTTTGATCAGTTATGTTAACGTGGCTGTTGTCCACGGTTATTATGCTATGGTGAGGAAGGTGAAGAAAGAGCATCCTGACCTTTTTGTACATAGTAACAAGGCGAGGTATTATTATTGGGACAATTGCCCTCCTAAGCATCGCAAGCTAGAGGATGAGCGAAACATGAACAATCCTACTTATAAGGCTCATGAGTGCAATAGGAAGCGCGCAGAGGATATCAAGCGTGTTGTTTATGACTCCATGGATTCGATCAGGAAACGTGACCTTAAGGATTTTGTGTCCTCCAAGAACAACGGGGTGAGCATTTCTTTTAAGGAAAAGGTTCAGAACAAGGTCAGGAAGAAGGGCTTTGGTAATGTCAGTATCAAGACCATAGAGAGGGCTATAAAGAGCTATTTAGATGAGCGTGGTGTCACTTTCTCTGAGTTCGTCGATGGGGTGAGGAAGTTGGATAGGAAGATAAAGGAAGTCAAGTCCGCTTTTGGCAAGGTTAAAAGGATTAAGATATTTGGCGTCAAGGCTTATGATTATGTGTCTGGAGATGAGATAGTTGATGAGTTTGGTATGGCCGCGTTGTCTGATGAGGTGTGGATTCCTGATAATAGCACACCGTTCCTTGACGATTATATTGAATCGCAGTATTTGTCTAACAATTTTAATTTCTAATATTATGGTTAATATAAAATCAAATGACTTTTATACGGTGTTTGATGATAAGAAGCAACTTTTTAAAGTATCATCATTATTTGATTCTTTGGATGAATCTGAAGATATAGTCAAAGATTTGATGGATTCTGGAACATTCATGTATGTTGTTGACGAACGACTGTCTATGATATGGGTGGATATATTTATGATGATAGAGCTTCTTGGGGAATATGATGGTGGGGATGTTAAGGATTTGGCTATTAAATGCTCTTCTCTCTATTTGAAAGATAAGGTGATGCGTTTAATTGTCGATTATGTCAATTGCGATTCTGATGATTATGATGATAGCGTTGATCCTATATTGAGTTATTGTAGCAATCTTATTCATAGTGGTGATGGGAATATTGATTATCTGCCATTGTCCGACATGGTAAGTTTGAATGTAGGAAATTATATGTCAGATGACATGTTGAAGCTATTTGATATTGCCAAGGAAGACAATCGCATAATATCTATATTGTTTGTTTTGTTAAGTAGACCGTATGTTGACGATTATGGTCTTTTTACTCTTACTGATTTGCTTTCTATGATGATTGATAAAGGTTTTATCGGTGATCGTGATGATATAGTGAATGTCTTAGGGTTTATCTTAAAGTAGGTTTATTATATTGGTATGACCCTATTTTGTATCTTTGCTTAAAAGTAGTAAAGATGAACCAAGTAAATATCATACCGAAGATAATTCATGATAAGTTTGCCGCTAGGATTATCATGGATGATTACGATATAGAGAAGCCTATCGTAATTACTGTCGTAGCTAGGCGTAACGATGGTGAGTATAATACCCAGATATTGACATACCCGACATCGGGAGTCGATTATGAGGGTAATGTAAGGATGGTGTTTTTTGATGTCGCTAGGTCTCATGTTTGTCAGATAACATCGGTGTTTATCAACGGTCATGAGGTTAAGACATATTATACCGATATCCCGGATCTTGATATGCAAGCCCGTTATGACGATAGCTTGTGCCGGTACGATAAGAAGGTTAATATGAATGATATTCGGCTGTCATTTCAGGTGCTAGAGACACGTGATCCAAAGGTATTGCAGGTATTGGATGAGTCTGAGTGGGGGCTACTGGAGGACAGGAAGGCGATTATCGAGATCACTACGCCGGGCATGTCTGACCCCGTTACGTTGTTCCTTGGCAAGAATCAGGTCAATACCTTTACTAGCCTAACATTAGGCCTTAATTGCTTTAATTACGATGATTGTAATGTCAAGTACCTTGATCTACCTGATGGTATATATGATATCAAGATCATAGGCAGCCCTTCTACTTACAACTTCAGTCGCAAGTATCTTAAGACGGATCTTATACGCAGACGTCTTGATCGGCTATGGATTAAGACTGATGTCCTATGCGAGGACAAGGATAAGGATCTTATAGACAAGATACAGGAGATGGAGACGCTTATGGCTGTAGCGGAGGCTAACGTCAGGCTGGATAATATAGAGGCGGCTCATGAGATCATTGATCGTGTAGGAGAGCTTCTTGAGATGGCTACTAATTGCGTGGATTGTTGAATTTTAAAGATATAATTATGGGTTGTAATACTTGTAAGGAAAAGGCGTTAAAGGCCGAGAGAGAAAGGATTGAGAGAAGTATGATGAATCGTCCTTCTTCTACCGTTGTTAGCGATAGGGAATATGCTTCTAGAAGCACCGCCGGTTGTATGGTCATGCTCGATCCGTTGAAGACAATGGAGCGTGACGTGGTGAGCATATACAAACAGACCCGTACCATAGGTGACGTGGGTATCGTCTATCTCAACATGCAGAAGAAGATCCGTGAGTGGATCAAGAACCTGCCATATGGATGCCCGCCTGATGAGGAGGTACAAGAAATGAGAAAGGAGATTCTGGATGGGCGCGCAATCTATATCAAACCTTGATAGAATAGATCTATGTAAGGTCGTAGATGAGTGGTTATCTTGCCAATGGGGTAGATACATGAGGTATCATAGGTATAGGATCGGGGACAAGCCCGATGTATCTTATTGGGGGAAGATAATTCGTCTGCAAAGGTCATTATGCGATAATGATTGCGGGTTATGCCCGGATGAGATAAGATCGTTAAAGGAACATATTAACAGGTTGCTAGTATGAAAAAGTATAATTGTTCACATATAACTCCGTCCACTTGCGTGCCTTACGAGGGCGATCTTCCAGAGTGGTCAAAATATAAGGACTCTGGTGAGTGCGTTATGATCTCCGACGTGATAGAGGAGATCTATGAGGAGCTTATCCGTATCAGGGAGGCTATAGATGTCCGGGATCTTGGTGAATCTTGCGTGAAGGTAAATGGTGATAAGACTGTAGCTAAAATCCTTTATGCGTTAGAGGATAAGATATGCAATGGGTAACGAGCCATAGTCCAAAAATGGACGATGGTGATAATCAGATGTATAGATATTGATTTATGAGGATTGCTAGATGTTAAGCCACTGTAAATCAAGTATCCAATTTGCAGGGAGTCTTCTAAATAAGTAGGTTAGATAGATACTCTTGTAAGTTGTAAAATATCTTTATGTGTTAGATATAAAAAATAGCCAATTGATTTGTCATAGACGATTCGATTGGCTATTTTTGTATGTCCATCATATCTCACGATGTAATGGACATAGGTTATTTATTATGAGTGCAAATATAATTATTTCCAATGATTCTATGAATAATAGTAGTAGGATTTTGGCGTTTAAATCCAACGAAAACGGATTATCTACAATATTTAGCTACAATGGTAATGATATAACTTTCAAAACAGAGAACGGTATCACTTATGTGAATGCTACCGAAATGGCGAAGCCGTTTAAAAAGAGACCAAATGATTATTTATCGTTATCTTCTGTAAATGAGTTAATTAATGCCATTACCAGAAAATATGGTAATGCTGATTTTCAGCCTGTTACGATTATCAGGGGTACGGTTAGTCCTGGCACATGGATGTGTGAGGATCTGGCTTTGGATTTCGCTCAGTGGCTTAGTGTTGATTTTAGGTTATGGTGTTTGGATAGAATTAAAGAGCTTCTCACTACAGGCAAATGCGTGATTCCTGATTTTAATGATCCTCCCGCCGCTGCTGAGGCTTGGGCTAAGGAATATCGTGGCAGGGTAGCCGCCGAGAAGCTGGCGTTAGAGGAGAGGGCCAAAGCCGAGGAGATGGCTAAGGTTCTTGAGTCGAAGAAAGAGGATATAAAATTTTCAGAGTCGTTTATCATGTCTGGAGAATCAGATTTGCTGGTAAGGGATTTAGCCAAGAAGCTTGAGCAGAATGATATAATTATAAGCGATAAATGTTTACGAGATTTTCTTGTTAAGATAAAGATAATAGTCAAAAGGGTTAAGGTTAATGGAGATTGGGAGATTACGGCTAATGCTGTAAGGAAAGGGTTTGCTCATTATCGTGATAAGAATATATGCATCGAATCTGGTAAGGTTATATATGCTAGGACTATCTATATAACAGGCAAAGGTTATAAACATATATTGTCGTCTATAAATGGTAGCAAGAAAAGTGATTTCATATTATGTGGAGGTATGTTTAGGGACTATGGGGTGTTCGCCGGATCGGAGTCGTTTAATCACTGGGATAATTAATTCCATTTTTGCCCAAAAATTGATAATCAGGCAACTGCGTATTTGCATTTACGGTTATGTGTCTCATATCGGTAAAATATTTATCTTTGTGACAAAGTGAATCACAATGGTATACGGTAATAAAGAAATAGTTCGGACGTTCACCAGAAATAACCCGCCTGCCGGGTACGTGGGCGGCTCTGTTGACTACCGGGTCCCGGCCAACGTCTATTTTGGCGATACGCAGGAGGAGGCTGACAACAAGGCTGAGGATGATATCAAAGCCAACGGTCAGGACTACGCCAATACATATGCCGACATAATACCGGCTGTATGGTATAATGATCAGGTATGCGATGAGTTTATTAAAAACGATTGCGTAAGCGGTAAGGGATCTAAGGAACAGGTATGTGTAGAGAAAGGTAGGTTTGTCTCTTACGTATCCAAGAAAGACGCCAATGATAAGGCTAGGGCGGAGCTGAACCGGATCGGGCAGGGGGAGGCCAACGCTGTTGGGGCTTGCTGCGAGGACTGGGCCTCACAACCTTTCCGTGGCGTTTTCTACAAGAACGATTGTGAGGCTGGGACATCAGGCAAAGAAGGTATTGTGTATGAATTGCCAGCCGGAGCCGTCATATCCGATATATCCCAGATTGATGCTGATACGTTAGCTTATAGGAAGTTCATGAAAGAAGGTCAGGAGAAGGCTAACGCCGAGGGTAGTTGCTCCCCTGTATTCTATAATACTACGATCGGTGATTGGTTCGAGAAGATATGTCCGTTCGGATATAAATCAGGTAGGGTATATTATTCTATCAAAGCCAATAGGTTTAGATCATGGATATCAGTAGAGGATGCCAACGCCAAAGCCCGTGAGGTTTTGATGGTAGAGGGGCAGGAGTACGCTGATCTTAATCTTGAGTGCGAGAAATGGATTGAGAATATTGATCAAGAGGATCAATGTTATTGGTGATGATGCGCGTTTAGTTTTCCATAATAGTTGATTTAGTGTTTGGAGGTAGGGGCTTATGGTCTCTACCTCTTATTGTTTCATACGTCTTGTTGTCTTATAATCAAACCAAATCTGTATCTTTGCTAAAAACATTAATATTATTCATATGTGTAATTCAGGTGGTTGTTGTCATGATCATTCACGGGAACGTCCCGAAGAGTGTTGTCATGGCGTTAAGATAGACAAGTTTCTTAACAAATGCCCCGAGGATCCTTGTGATCCTTGCGATCGGGATTGTCAGGACGAGCCTTGTGTTGGCTATGGATGTCCTATAGTTTTATATGATAAATGCGTCTTATACTCAGGCGATGAGTTGGTGGTGGATGGTATAGAGAAAGGCACGGATCTTTCTGTTGTTATAGACTCATTGAGGCGTATTATAGCGTCTAGGGATAAGCAGATAGATTTATACCATCGTGAGGTTCTGGATTTGAAGAAAATTATAAACGAGCTTGTCAACGCCGGTAATGGCGGCGGTGATAATGGTGCAGAAGAGGAGGTATGGTAATAATGAATGGTTGTAACAAGAAGCAATACAGGCCTACTGTAGATGAGACGAAGGTGCCATGTTCTACGTATATGAGCACTGATTGTATTTATCCCGGAGACAAGGTACGTGTGGAGTCATTGGGATTATCTCCCAGCTGCGATATGTCTGATGTCCTTAACGCTATGATAAAAGCCATAAGGGACAGGGATGCTGAGATACTTGAATTAAGGAGAATGATTAATAAATTGATTTGATATGAGGAATAACTGTAATCCATGTAAGCCGGAATATAGACCTGGGAATGAGTGTAGTATCTACAGTTCCCAGATCATATATGATGGTCAGTCGTTTCCTGAGGCAGATATCAGGAACGGAGATGGCATGAATAGCGTAATCGAGTCTCTGGTAAGGAAGTTGGTTGCCGTATCTGGAGCAACGGTGTCTATCCAAAGGGATTCGTTTAAAGGAGTGCAGGCCGTAAGGTTAAGATACGAGCCTCTGAATGTTCTTAGCGTGACCTACTGCGGTACTATCGTACCTAACGACGGGTATGTCGTTTCTGGTAGATCCGTTAAGTTCAAGAAAAGGTATTGCATGGGCGATGAGTTCGCTGATGTTAATATCGTATATACTACATTAAATAGTAATATTTTAAATTCATCTTGTTATGGCTAATAGAGTATATGATACGGTATTGGCTTCCGAGTGCGACGGTTGGGTATGTGGTGAGACACTTAAGAAAGGATCTGTCCCGGCCGATAGATTGGAGCTTGACTCTTTCTCGGAGGCCGTCAGGGAGCTTATAGAGCGCTTTTTCGAGGAGGGATGGCTGCCGGACATGATCTGCGATCTTGGTTGTGGAGGCGCCAGTGTATTTGAGATTAAGCCCACTAACTTCGAGTATCCTCCTGAGGGCGGTGAGCAGATTCTGGAGATTATCGTAGGTAAGAGTGATAAATGGACTATAACTCAAGCGGAATGATATGAATAATTTAAAAGATATTCTTGCTAAGATCGAGCAAGGCTCCTCATGGGTGTCCTACGACAAGATTTCCGGTACCGGACCAGATAAGGTCGCTATTAAGGTAGAGCCGGGATGGATGGGTAGGTTGCCTAGGGAGACTTACGTGGCGGTCGAGAAAGGCAAGGTTACGAAGCTCGCCACTATAACCCAGAAGGGTATGGAGCGGGTGAGCGTAGATCCGGCCAATATCATGTTTGACATGGAGGGCGGGACGGAGGTCATCAACGCCAAGCTTAACTCCGCCTCGGTCAAGGCCTCCTGCCTTACCCTTGGTGGTTCGGTAAGTAAATGCTATATGGTGTCTATGAATGTCAACGGGTTATCCGTTAAGATACCTGACGAGGATAGCAGATACGTGGTGTACGCCGATCCTGAGGATCCGGGAGCCACTGACCTGTATGACGCTAGCTTCGTTATAGCCATGCCTAAGAACATGGATAACGAACAGCATCATGAGATGTTTGTCTTGAATGGCAAGGTTGTTAATATCAATCAACAGCCTAATGATATACCTTATATCATACTTGATCATGACTTCGATAACGTAACTGGTGAGAACGGTCAGGTCGTTATCGATATCAAGTCCAATACCGAGTATGATATTGAACTGGTATGTTGCACTTGCGGCGATGGCAGCGAGGAACCGGAGCCGGAACCACCCTTTAATGTGGATCCGCAAAGGCTGACGCTTAATAAGGATGGTGATACCCAGATCGTGAGGGTAGAGGCCGGAGATAATGTTTCATGGAGAATAGAGGAGGATTGACATGGCAAGGGAAATAGATAAGAATTGCGTTGAGGGTAATTGCTTTGCCATTAACGACAAGAGCCATGGGGTAGGCGATAATAAGCTTAACATCGTATACAAGGCTAATTACACCGGTCAGATCTGTACGGCTAAGTTCCGTATAACGTCAAAGGATGGTAGTGTTGTTAAGGAGTATATGATAGCTCAAGATGCCAAGCCCGTTTATTATAATATCAAGATGGTTCAGCCGTTTACCAAGGATGACTGTCTAGCCAACCAGCACGGTTCGGTTGTCTTGCATGTGGTTGAGGAGCGGACGTACAAGTCGTTTATCTCACAGGAGGACGCTGACGCTAAGGCTATGGAGGATATAGCTCTTAACGGACAGAAGTACGCCAATGAACATGGTGAGTGTATAACTGACATCTGGTATAACGAGGAGCAAAGGAAAACCTTTATCCGTAACAATTGTGATAAGTTCAGTGATGGTCAGGAATATGTTTACATCGTTCCTGAGGGTAAGTACGTGTCTTCTATCTCTCAAGAGGACGCCGACAGGAAGGCTCTTGAGGATATTGAAAAGAATGGTCAACAACAAGCTAATCTGGAAGGTAAGTGTAAGCCTAAGGAGAATATCTATTATGGTAAGTTTAGCAAGACCTTTACCCGTAACAATTGCGACTCCACTCAATACGGAACGGAAGTGGTTGTTAATGAGACGATGGTTACAGGAGACTTTAGATCCATCGTTTCCCAGGAAGACGCTAATAGCTTAGCTCAAGCCGCTGTAGAGGCTCAGGGTCAGGATATAGCTAATATCAAGGGTAATTGCGAGAAGATACCGGTATTTACTGGATCGTATTCTAAGGTATTCCAGAGAACCAATTGTCCTGAAGGTTCTACGCCTGTTGACTTTACCGTGGATGAGAAGATGTGTACCGGCTATCCGTTCACTTCTACAGTATCACAGGATGCCGCCAATAAGCTGGCGCAGGACGCTGTGGAGGCGCAAGGTCAGGCTATTACCAACGAGCGTGGCGATTGTCAGACTAACGTCTACTATAACGTTAGGATGGAGAAGACAGTCACTAGAAACAATTGCGATGAGTTCCATATCGGTCAACCTTACACTTATGTTGTAGCCGCTGGTAAGTACTTCTCTATTATCTCTCAGGAGGATGCTGACAATAAGGCTAAGGCCGATCTTGAGGCTAACGCCCAACAACAAGCTAACCTTGAAGGTGAGTGTAAGGAGAAGGTCGTATATCATGGTAAATATAGCAAGGAATTTACCCGTAACAATTGTGATGAGACTCAATACGGTACTAAGGTCGTCGTGGATGAGACGATGGTTACCGGAGACTTCAGGTCTACTGTATCACAGGAAGACGCCAATAACAAGGCTAAGGCGGCTGTAGAGGGCCAAGGTCAGGATGTGGCTAACGTGAAAGGTAAGTGTGAGAAGGTTCCTGTATATACCGGTACTTATACACGTACGTTTACCCGTAATAATTGTGGTACTGGTACTGGTGGAACTTATACGGTAAACGATAGGATAGTTGATGGTTATCCATTTACTTCCACCGTGTCTCAAGAGGATGCCAACAGCAAGGCTAAGGCTGCCGTTGACGCCCAAGGGCAGGCTCTTGCCAATATCCATGCCCTTTGTACGTACACCGGCCGTGCTTCTTTGGAGTTCACGAGAAACAACTGTGGTGAGTGTAAGATAGGATCTAAAGTGACGATCACTCAAGATATGGTAGAAGGACACCCATTCCAGTCCAACGACTCGCAGACCGCCGCTGACGCTATGGCTATGACGGCAGTACAGGCTCAAGGACAGAAGTTGGCTAACACCAAGGGTACTTGCTCTAATGCCACTATGTATACCGGTAAGGCCAGCTTCGAGTTCACGAAGAGCAATTGTGGCGCTAATCAGGTAGGAGATCCGTTCACCGTAACACAAGATATGGTGGAAGGTCATCCGTTCCAGTCTTGCGTATCTCAAGATGAGGCTAATTTAGTGGCTATGGCCGCTGTAATGAATCAAGGTCAGAAGATCGCCGACGAACAAGGTACTTGTCATGAGGCTCCTAAATATACCGGTCATTATAGCGAGGCGTTCGAGAAGAATAACTGTCCGTCCGGTCTTATCCCGTCTTCAGTTACCGTTACTGAGGCCGATGTAACCGGAGGTCCATTCTACTCATACGAGAGCCAGTTCGCCGCTGATGAGCTTGCTAAGGCCGCTGTCAAGGCACAAGGTCAGGCCATAGCCAACGATCGTGGTACTTGTGATGAGTTGAAGATATATGTCGGTAATTATAGTAAGGAGTTCACTCCTAAGTGTCCTACTTGCCAGTATGCTGATCCTATTACCGTAACCCCGGATCTTATGGGTCAGTTCTTCACCTCTACCCGTTCACAAGAGGAGGCTGACGCTTTGGCTAAGGCTTACATCGATAGGATGGGTCAGGCGTTCGTTAACAAGAACTATGATGACACGTGTCATACTAAGGATGAGCAACCGGTTTGGGAGACTATCGAGACCGTATGTAAGGATTGTATCTCTAAATTACATCAACGTAATACCAATACCTGCTACACTGATCCTGAGAATCAAGAGCGGTATATAGCTGGTGGCAATAAGACATGCTTCTGGTTTGGTACGGCGTCTAAGGCCTTCACCCGTCAATGTGCGGATGGTGGAGTTGGAAGCTCTGTTACCGTAACTCAGAATGATGTTACGGATCCAAGTCCTAGCTCTGATGGTAAGTTTAAGTCATGTGTATCCCAAGCTGACGCTAACGCCAAGGCATTGGCCGCCGTGAACTCTCAGGGTCAGGCCGTGGCTAACTCGAAGGGTACTTGTACGTGGACAGGAAGCTATACCGGACAGGTTAGGAAGAACAATTGCGCTGACGGCGGCGTGGGCGACATGGTATCCGTAAGTAGCAGCAAGCTTCCGGGACACCCGTACACCTCCACCGTTTCCTTGGCTGACGCCAACAAGAAGGCTGAGAACGCGGTTCGTGGATCTGATGGTCAGGCTTACGCCAATAAGAATGGAGGATGTACATGGACTTACGTGGCAAGCCGTGACTTCTATAGGAACAATTGCGCCGGAAGCGGGGTTGGTCAGAGAATAACAGTGACCTCTACGCAGGTTAACGGCGGTACGCCTATTACCAGCAAGGTTTCTTTGGCTGATGCCAGGAGCAAGGCAGAGCAGATCCTAGACCAGAGAGGACAGGATTACGCTAACCAGCATGGCACTTGTGTGTGGACCGGTACTGGAAGCGCTACGTTCTATAAGGATAATTGTGGTACATGTAAACATGGTGTCGCCCTATCCGTTCCTTATAGTGCCTTAGGATTGTCAGCGTTGACATCTACCGTATCTCAGGCGGATGCCGACAGCAAGGTTCAAAACGCTTTCAAGAATGATACGGCGACTAAGACCGCAGCTCAGGCTTACGCCAATAAGAATGGTGATTGCGCCGACGATGATGATACTCCTACTTATGGTAATTGGAGTTATTATTGCGACGGGTGTACCTATCGTAAGAAAAGGAGTCAAACCAATCCTTGTTCCTCTGCTTCTGATCAAGACGAGGTGGTTGAGTATGATTCCAGATCTTGTGGATGCGGATGTGATAATACATACCATATGGATAATAGTAGGTGTAATAATGGTAATAGCGAGGAGCATTATTCTAGCGAGTGCGATCCTACAGGATATTGGCAGAATGGTGGCGAGCATTGTTGTAATCCACATGACTACACTGTCTATACCAATGAGGTATGTAAGGGATGTTCGGGCGAATGCGGTGATGTATGTGTTCCTGATAGCCCTATTAAGGTGGTTAGCGCTGGTGAATTTTGTGCTTCTTCATCGAATCTGGCTGGTGAACAAGCTTATAACAAGTATAAAGAGTACAAGGATGCATTACAAAATTTAGTTGATGCTAGGATATGTCCTTCTAAGGTTGGCAATGATGACCGATGGGGAAATGTCAAGGCTACGAACTGTCCTAGCAACTGTACTCCTAAGACTATCAGTTATAAGCAAATCGCTGGTAAATACACCGCCTGCACCAAGGACGAGGCAAACAGGATAGCCGACAATAACCTCCAATCCGATGGTATCTCTTACGCTAATGGCTTGGCGCAGGCGGATAGATGTGATTGCATGGAGCCAACAAAGACGTGGTCATGGTCGGTATCTATGAATAATGATTGCATGAGCCATGAACAACTTGTCACATCAAGAGGATTTACGATTACGTATAATAATCAATGTGGTAGATCTATATCTGGGTCTGTGAGTGGTATAGGATATACACAAAACGGAGAAGAGCAGGTCAATAGCGCTAGCTTTACAATTCCCGCAGGATCCGGGACCAAGAGTGGAAGTGTATATTTTAGCCGAGAAGTGGTATGTGGAGATGTAACAATCTCTGGTCATGATTCAGGTAATTGTTGACAATCACTGCTGTTATGGTTTTTAATAAAAAGGAGAGACTTATTAGCCTCTCCTTTTCCATTACATATCAGGATCTTAACAGTTCCCAGATCCTCCCCCAGAAACACTTATAGACCCACATTGTACTCCTGAATCAAAACCTATGACACCAGTTTTTTTACCAGACCCAGTAGGTATACTTACGGAAGTACTTCCAACCGTAACGGTTTGTCCATGATCATTCCTACCAGTAACAGTTACAGTTATTGATTTAGATGATCCACATTGATTATTGTAAGACACTTCATAGGAGCACCTTAATGCAGATGTAGAACCAGACAGACCATTACAAGGATCACCGCTCAGCATAGCGTTGGCGCTCCACGTCTTTGTTGGCTCTGGGCAATCGCATCTATCGGCCTGCGCCAAGCCATTAGCGTAAGAGATACCGTCTGACTCGATGTGAATTTAGCTTATTCAATGCGCATTGTTTATCTATTAAATAAAATCATTAATATTGTATCGTTAATATTAATACATTAAGTTATGGCTTGCAATAAGAAAAAGAAAATGGCTAATGGAGGCAAGGTCTCCGAGAAAAAGAAACCTCAACTGAAATGTGGGGGCAAGGTTAAGAAGAAAAAGTAATAACCGGAGGGGTATATCCCCTCCTTAATATTTCGCTACATGAAAAATTCAGAGTTTGTATCTAGGATCATAAATGACATGAACTCTATTAGTAAAGACGCTCATGTCAGTAGAAGATGGATATTGTCCATAGGTAGGCAGAAGGCTCGATCATATATAGCCCAGAAGTACGCTGATGGGACTTTGTTCGGCGAGGAATCGCTATATACCCATATCAATTGTCTGGAGATGGAGAGAGTTCGGAAGGTTGATTGCTGTTTTGATGAGTTCAAGTTATGCCGGATTCTTATGAGATCCAAGAAAAGTCTTCCCGATATGATATACACCCGTATAGGTCCGGCTATTATAAAGGTATCGAATATCATGGATGATATTATATTTACTCCTATATCGTTAAGGAAATACGCTAATAATAAAGAGCGTAAATATGGTAATATAGAGCAATACTATTATTATGTTAATGACGGATATATTTATATCCCTGATATTAATATAGAGGCTATAAATGTGGATCTTATAACTCTTGACAGAAAAGCGGCATTAGAGCTAGGGGGATGTGGAACGAAAAAAGATGATCCATGTATATCTCAATGGTATTATGATTTCGTATGTCCTGACAAGCTACTAGAATATGTTGTCTCAGAGACGTTAAGGGAGACGATAACCAAATTGCAGATTCCTACGGACGAGAATCCGGATATGGATATTAACAAGAAAACTCAAAAGATTCAGTGATGATGGATATAATAAGATCAATAATTAATTTCTTCGGTTTCAATAACGTCATAGTTGACGGTATAGGCGAAAGAGGGATGAGAGACAGCTCTATCATAAGATATAATGAGGTGCATGATATGTATGACAAGATTATAAAAGATCTAGGAGATATGTCAGCTTACGTATCCAAAGGTTATATCTATGATAAGATAAAGGAAAGAACAGGATTAAGTACCAGACATATTAGTAGGATATTGAATCATACTAGGAGGAAAGATCTTAGATTCATCTAATCGTAACAAAAAGGAGAGACTATATAAGCCTCTCCTTTTTTTTATTGTCAACAAGATCCACTCCCTTGACCATCCTCATAATAAGCATAAGCTCCAGATGATATCCCGTAGTTGGTTGTTGTAGAATCAGAGAAAGTTCCTGATCCGGAAGGAATAGGGACTATTCTTGTCTCATACTCCCATTGACCATTCGTTTTTTTGTATCCTATAGTCATCCTAGACGTCTTTTCCGATCCACATGGATTATTATATTGTATGGTGTAATTTATCGTCTTCCCGCTTCCGCTAGACGTCGTTACACTAGCGCTCCATGTTTTGGGACAATCGCATTCCATAGCGTTGGCTTTTTCCTGTGCTAGTCTTTGTGCGTCAGCCTGTGCCGCGGCGGTAAGTGCGGCCTTATCACCGTTACACTCACACCAAAACTTGCCAAATATTTCTTGAATAAGGATGAAATTATTATATTTGCGACATGAAAACAAAGTCGTTTAAAATACTTGATCAATACTTTCTTCGGTTCTACAGGTCTATTATGTCTAAGAACGGAAAGAGAAGGAAACATACGATCGTGGACAAGAATGATATTCTCGAATGTCAGTCGTTGATCTGGAAAGTCATACGTGATAAGTACTTAGATAATGAGGGCGGGGTTTATATAAATAACATCGGTTATCTATGTCATAAGATTAATCCCAACCGTAAGATATATCTGAATAAACTTACCGGGACTATAAACAGGCGTGGGACAGGTGGATATTCTTACGTCCATACGTGTATGGATTTTATGCCGAGGAATAAGTATTTTCATTTATATATCTCTCCAGCATTAAACAAGGAGTGTAGGATGGCTATGGAGTCTGGAAGGAGATATAAGTTCTTGTACCGGGAAGTTGAATCGGAAAGTAAGGTATTTGGAGTTAAATGGGTTTATAAGCTGTAGAAGTTTCTATGATCCAGTTAGCTCGTGAGGGTAGACTGGATTTTTTTTGTATCACGGATTCAAATACATATCTTTGTGCAAAAGACTTGAATATGACAATAAAAGGCTTATTGGCCGAGATCAAGGCCGATTTACATAAATACGACGATAGCGGAGCTATAGACACCTCGTCTGTTTATAGGTGGGCTGAGATAGCTTTAAAAAGGTTTGGGGGTGTTATAGCCGTCATGTCCGAGGCGGTTGTAAAGACCAGCAACAAACAGGCGGTATTACCTTCCGATTTCTTCGACATGCTTGACGCCTATAGGTGTGAGCCTCTTGTCTGTGAGATTCCGGGGGGCGATAAGGCTAAGGCTGACCTCCAACACGAGATCGGCTGGGTCGAGCGCACGGAGCGCGGGTTTCGTTGGAACTCCTGCACGGAGTGCTGTAAGGAGGAGTTTGAGAAGACAATCACGGAGAAGATATATATCGGGTCTCACGAGGTTCGCTTCCGTTACCATCACCCCGTAAGGCTGTCTATAGGTCGTGGGTTGAGACGTGATTGCGCCGCCGACAAGTATCGGGATAAATATGCTTGGGATAATTATGATATAACTATATCCGGCAATACTATGTATACCGGGTTTGATGGATTTATTTACATCATATATCGTGCTACACCCAAGGATGATGACGGTCTCCCGTATATACCTGAAACGGCGTTAGGTTATCTTGAGGATTATGTCGAGACGTATATCAAGATGAAGATCTTCGAGAATGCCGCCGTGAATGGCTTGATACAAGGCGCTGGTGACGCTTACAAACTATATGCTCAGCAAGAACCGGGTAAGTTCGCTAGGGCCATGAAAGAGCTTAAGATGTCGATGATCACGTTAAATGATTATCGGGAGTTGGCTGAGGATAATAGGAGGAGGATGCTGTCTCATGAGCGTATGTGGCCCAACGCTTTTGATAAGTATATTAAACTTATTTAACAAAATACGATGATATGGCTGATTGGATACATTTAGATAAGACAAGTGGTACCGGTCCTGCTGAGGTTAAGGTTACCGCTGATATCAATGAGACTGGTGAGATACGTCAGGCTACGTACAAGGTTATAAAAGAAGGCACCAAGGAGGAGAAGACGTTCGTGTGCAGGCAGGAGTCCGTCCCGGTGGTTATTATCCCGGAGTTCGATTACCTTGTGCTTAGGTATATCTGGGCTGACGAGGATGGCATTGACTTTGACACGGCTACCGGTTTCGATAACACCGGCATCCCGGATGTTGACGGCAAGCTGGTTGGTTGGAGTAAACAGTACCAGACCACGCAGGAGCGGGTAGGTGATTATCTCATCCATGGTGGTGATAACATGGAATCGGGTAATGAGGCAGCTTTGATCCAGATGGGACCGTTGTTGGATGGTGATAATTATGATAAATTACCTCTTGAGATCAGATGCAGTATATACGGTAACTGGTATGGTGGTCGTGAGAAAGGTAATATCACTATCAAATTCACGGCATATAAGGGCGGTTCTATGGAGAAACGTGGATATGATTTTGTCAATATCGGAGGCGAGGAGGTTTATACCGGTGATGCCCCTACCAACGTATCCGCCCATGGTGAGGATAATTGGCAAAATATAAAGACCTTGTATTCTAAGGTAGGCACGATGATCTACAACAAGGAGTCTCGTGACTGTATTGTAAGAATAGGTGAGTAATTATTCTTTTTCATAATACAAATATCTATCAGCTCTCTCGTCCGTGAGGATGGGGGGAGTTTTTTTTGTTTTTTAGTCCTTTACTTATGACATATTTGATCTTTTATTGCGCAGGAATAATCTAGCTTTGCCGAAAACTAGTATTATGGTCACATTGAATGATGTAAATAACGAACACCATGTCCGGTTATATATACTGGAGGTGCTTAAGGATTATATAAGAGATGATGATTTCGATGGCCTTGTAGATAAGGCGTTGGATTTTGTCATGGAAGGCGTTTCTATGCCTAAGGTTCCGGCCAAGGACACTACCATGAGTGATATATCAAAGAGCGTTTTGGCTTTGGTAGCGGGTGCCGGATTAGATGAGAGGCTAAGCAAAAGCTCTTTAGAGTTAGCTTACGATAGGTGTAAGATGAGGTACGTATTCGATCCTCGAAATCGGGATATACACGGTGTGATCGTAGGCTATTCCAATGACTTTAATAGTCTGGTAGCTGTGTGTGATGAGGGATCGAAGAAAGGAGTGGACAAAGGATCTACCGATTTTGTGGATGTCAATGAGAGATACGTGACTAACGGTTTCTTTTACATATCTGTAGAGGATGCCGATAAGCAATCGAACTACATGGGTAAAAATTTGTAATTGTTGTGTTTTTGTACTTTACACGAGCGTTTAAAAGTATTTAGTTCTTCTCCTGACTTGTGAAAGTCTGGAGGATTTTTTATTTTTGTACGATTTGAATGTTTTGCATAATACGTACTGTTTATTAGAATCCGCCACATAAGTGATTATCTGGCGGATTTATTATATTTGCGAAAAAGATAAGATCGTGCAAAATAACTCTAACATAGCGGTTCCCGATTCCGGGATGAACAGGGATAAGCATCCACAGGACCTATCCCCGTCTGAGTACAGTTTCGCCTTGAATGCTACCATAGAGGGTGACGATGGAAGCCAGCTTAAGATCCAGAACGAGCCTAGTACCCTTTTATGTAAGCGATTTGATGGCTATAAGGTTATTGGGTATAAGAATGACATAGCTGGTGATAACACTTATTTCTTTCTATCCAATCCGGATGATAATACGTCTAAGATCACGTTCATGCGGTCATTGGATTATATCAAGACCGTGGAGGATCAATTGGCTGGATCGGGAAAGGACATCCATCGTATCCTTGGCGAGAGGCTTGAGGAGTCGGATGGTCGTTTTGATGAGATATGTGATTTGATGGAGATCCTGATAGAGGACTGGGTTGATGACCCTTGTCTTAATTTCTCCATTCATCATCCGATCTTCGATATAGAGATCAAGGACGAGAAATGCGGGAAGGTGATATACTGGACCGATGGATATAATCCCCAGCGATATGTTATGGTCGATAAGGCCCTTAACCCGGATGATGATGGTGACTTTTGGTATCATTACCATGGGTATAAGACATGTGGGGATGACAAGCCAATAGAGAGGTGTAGGCTGGCCTGCGAGAAGCTGCTGGTGTTCCCGTTGCTGACGGCCCCGTGCGTGGAGCCTGAGGTCGTGGAGTTCGGGGGAAGCCTGCGTGCCGGGACCTACCAGTTCTGCGTGGCGTTGTGCGATGAGTTCGGGATAGAGAAGACCGGATATTGCTCATTGACCAACCCAATCATGTTATTCGATCGTCAAGATATGGTTATCCGCGATGGTTTATGGGGTAAGTCAACCAACATGGGTATCCGCCTTACCGTGTCTAATATAGATAAGCAGGTATCTCATTATAAGATAGGCGTTATACAGAACACGGTTGGGTTTAATGGTGAGCAAAGCCCGGTTCTTGAGTATTTCATAGAAGGTATACATCCGATAACGGAAAGGACCATCTATTACCTTACGGATCAGTATAGCGAGCGTACGACCATGGAGAAGTTATCCAAGGAAATACCGGTATATAAGACAGCCAGAGGCATGACGTCTGTCGGGAATCGTCTTCTTCAATACGGCTTGACCGTGGAGAATGAATGGAATCTTCAACCGGTCGTTAATTTCTTGGGTCATTTCGTTAAATGGCAGACATCGATAGCCACGGAGAATCTATATAAAGACGGTGTGGCTTGCTCTAAATACGCCTCTTTCATGCGTGACGAGGTATATCCGTTGGGTATAAGATTCTTTACCAATACGGGATACAGGACAGCTAGATTCCCGCTTATCCCTCGTCCGGCCACAAGGGAGGAGATGGAGGTTATCGTTGATGAGGACGGCAACTCTGAAGACCTATCAGCGGCTTCGGTATTGGAGAACAACCCGCAGTGCGCCGGGAACAGCCGCCGTTATCTTTGGCAGTTTAAGAATACGGCAAAGATCATAAACGACCCGTCTTGGGGATTTGATGATTTTGGAGGAGAATGCAAGAATCAGCTAGATGTCAAGCAACTCAGATATGTAGAACAGGAATATGCCACGGTAGGAGAGACCCAATTCGTTATCAACACGATGGGGGAAGATGTTACGGTAGATGATGCTATTGATTATATCGCTGATAATATAGAGAACTTGTGTGATATCATAGAATCTAATGTAGGTATTACTGACGAGTTATGCGCTGCTATATCATTGCCAGAGGATCAAGACGGTATAAAGGCTCCCGATTTCCCTGGTGGATGTGATGATATCGAGAGGATAGAGACCAGGACTATATTGGATAAAAACTCTTTGATGGATTCTAGGATTGATTTTACGTATAAGCTGGCTAGTGATTACGTGGAGACCGAACCTACGACATTAATACAAAGTAACGCCGAGTCACAAAGGAAGTTCTCTGTATTGTGTGATTTCGATAATTACTCCAGTGGAGGTAAGAATATCATAGATCTGGTTCAAGAATGGCTGGATGGTCAGGATGAGGATAAATTCCCGTCTGATATAGACTCCTCCGCCTTGGTCTTGTGTCAGGATATGTCTAATGTCCGGCAGTTATATGATGAGGGTATATGTACTAATGGGTGTTCGGTAGGTGATCCTCACGTGAATCCTACTATTAACGATGTTCAACTTCCTACATTCCAAGGGGGTAGGTCATTGGGTAAGTGCACATATTTGTATCAATATCCCGGATGGGAAGGAAAGAAGCATACGGAGACGATGCTTGATCAGTTAATGGATACGATGGAGGCTTATTTCCCCCAATATGAGAGTCAGTTTGGTATCGAGAACGCCATGTGTCTTTTTGGCGATGGTGATAATTCTAAGTTTAATACCGGTATAACTACTGACTGGGAAGGTCGTGTGTCTATGCAGAATGATATTGACGCCAAGACCAATTGGTTCGGTAGAAGCAACTTGACTTATTTCAAGTTCTATCCACATGTATCCTCATACGCCAGATGGGTGGAGTTGGATTACGAGAAATACATAAGTGGTTTATCCGATCCTGATAACGGTATTATGTATATAGAGATGATGGGTAACTATAATTATCCGATCGGCGACTCGTCATCATACAATAAGGTTCGTATAACGTTTTTCTCGGACAAGGAAGGTACCGTGGCTCCTAATCCTTTGGCTAATGATGCCAAGAAAGGTGTTATAGTGAATTACGTGTATCATAAGATATTTATGATGCCAAAGTACTTGTTTTGGAATGATGACAAGACTACTTTCCATAAGATATATGTTTGCATCGAGCCTGCGGTATGCGTGTTCTTCACCGGTTTCGCCATGAGGCAGGACATGAAGGAGCTTGCCGGATTCTATACGGCCGGCACCGCCATCTTCCCCGCCCCGTTCTGTTTTGGCATTCGGCCGCTGGAGGTGAAATACGTATTCTTCTTCATAAAAGAATTGAAATTAAGGAGATTTGTTACCTATGAGGCGAAATGTATCTCATGTGGGGATAAACCCGCTGACTGCGCTCCCAGACCATATCAGTACGGTGATTTCGGATATTGGGAGTCTACCAATAAGTACCCGGCTAATTTTGAGTTGTATGATTCAAGTAAGATCGGGATATCATCGGGAGGATCAAAGAGGAAGGACATAATAGATTCTTTGACGAAATACTATGGGTCTCCTAAATCAGTTGGGGGTAAGTCTTATTTCACCGGTAATGGGGGTAACGCTGAGTACCCCAATACATCAACCACGTTTTGTCAGAGACCTATACGTCATTACAAGTTCCCGGATAACTCTGTCGCTCCTTTTATGGGTAATCCGTCTCAACTGACCGGTCAATATGGAGTTGACTCCTATATTTATCCTATGGGGGTGATGCTTGATGACGATATCGTTAATGAGTTTCTGGATATAGCGGTAGAGAACGGTCTTATAGATAAGGCTAGAAGGGATTCTATAATAGGATATGAGTTGTATAGGGGCGATAGGACGTTGGATAAGAGCGTTATCGGAACCGGTCTGGCTTATGATATGTTTAAGTACGATGATCCCGACGGATCGGCTAACCTTTATCCTAATTACCCTTACAACGATTTGTCTGATGATATGTATATCTATAAGGATATTAATCGTGAGAAATTTATAACGCATCCGTTTAACAGGAAGGGTAATATCTGGTATTCATTCTTAAGTCCTGATATTGCCTTTAACAAGCCTGACGCTCCCACCGAGTGCCTTGTTGATGGTTATCAATTAGGTAAATCCTCCGGTATATTCAGGGAGGTGGAGGATCACCCTAAATGGACGATATTAGGGAGTAAGGCTTACAGTATGGCAACATCATTGGCTACGGTGGAGGCTATGGCTAATTTAATATCCGCTATAGCTGAGTATACATATCAGTCGGCTTCACAGCAATATGTCGGTGGAGGCGTGTTCTTTTTAGCCAACCCTGTCGGCATAGCGCTGACGGCTATCCGTCTGGCTACGGGTATCGCCAAGGCCACAGCCCAGTCCGTGGTGGATATAGGCAAGTACAGATATCAGTGGTTAACGGCATTGATAGATAGGGGACCTAGACGGAACTATGCTTATTATTATACTTCTGTCGCTCATTATAATTTATTTTACCAAAAAATAGGGGCGTCGGAGCTACGTGGATTGTCAACGGCCAAATATATCAAGAGCGGGTTGTATCCGGTTACAGACATCTCGTCACAAGGGGGAACCGTAGGTGGTAAGCCTATTATCATAAACAACCTCGATCGTGAGCACTCGTTATTCATGTCATTTGGTATGGATAAGTATATGCTTGAATATCCGGAATTGGTATCAAGTTACGATACCAGCCGTATTCAGGATGAATGTAATATTCGTAATGATGAGGTAGCTGGTATGACGCCTCATTTTATGACACGTGAATCTTTCGTATCCTGCCCCTATATGAGAATAAAGAAATATTCTCCGGCTCAATACGGGCAGATAGAGGATATCAGGTGGGTATCGTTAGGCGGTTGCGGGTTGATGGATGAGAATAAGCGTAAACCTGTTTTTGGAGGTGATGTATTTATATCAAGATTCTCGATTAAGAGGAAGATGCCTATGTTTTACTTGACTCAGTTCGGTCAGGGGGACATGATACCATTCCCTTATTATGATTATCGGAACATCGGGTATCCCCGTTATTTCGTTAATTACGACACCGGGGAGGATTATCTTAATAAGACCGATACGGATACCGGATCGCTATACTCTTTCCCTAGCCGGAAGAGCGCTTATGAGATGGTTTGCAAGACCGGAGATATGTATCTTAGCGGTCGTTTCTTCCTATATTTCTATGGCATACCTCAGTTCCTTGTGGAGTCTGAGATCAATTGCAATTTCCGTATAGCCGGGCCTGAGCCTTACGAGGGGTTCTATCCGGAGGTAGGGGATTATATATCATGGACTCAGGAGCGTAATGTCCCTATATCAAGGGATAATGTGTTTAAGATAAGTCCTGTGTATAAGAATCGTTTTACGCTAGACGGAAGGTCATTACCAGAGACGTATGATAGCAATTTTTGGGACTGCGCTTACCAAAGACCCAACGGCGTCATATGGAGCACCGCCGACGTGTCGGAGAATGGCATGACCGATCCTTGGCTGTCGTACAAGCCTATGGATTACCATGAGTTCAAGACCTCTTTCGGGAAACTTATAAGCATGAAAGGGATAGAGTCGGATCAGATACTGGCTCGTTTTGAGAATCAGGTAGGGTTGTACAATGCCATAGACGTGTTGGCGGAGAGAATATCCCCGGAGAATAGCGAGCTAGGGACAGGTGGTCTTTTCGCCTCTCGTGGTATCGAGTATAATAATACGACGTTAGGATATTCCGGGACCCAGAGTCGGGATATGATCAGTTGCGAGTTTGGGCATTTTTGGGTCGATTTAAGGCGTGGTCAAGTGTTTAAGGTAGATTCTAATGGTAGGAATCTTACGGAGGTCACACCGGGGCTTAGAAACTGGTTTAAGGAGCATCTTCAGATGAAGATCATCCGTAGCCGGATATATAACGCTGATACGGACGCTGAGTTGTCTTATTATGATATTGATAACAAGTTTTTTGGTATAGGGTTGTCCATGGGTTGGGATAATAGGTTTAAGAGGGTTCTGATAACCAAGAAAGATTATATACCGGTAGGGAATCCGAGCGAGTACCAATTCCGTGGCGGCCGGTTCTACAGGAACGGGCAGGCGGTGGAGCTACAGGACGCCAGCCATTTCACGGACGTCTCGTTCACCGTTGGATATAACTGCCTGAAGGGTGAGTGGAAATCATATTTATCCTACACCCCGGATTATTATATAGAGCACCAGCATTATTTTCAGTCTGGTAAGAACTATTCTAGTGATAGTCGAGAAGTGGGATTGTGGTCTCATGGCTTAACCAATCAATCGTATCAGGTATTTTATGGTAAGCTATATCCGTTCGTCATAGAGGTACCTGTCCGTGAGCAGTATGTGAATAAGATCCTTACGAACTACCAATATCGGATGGATGCCAGAAGGTATCAGGATGAGGTTAATTATCAGGTTAGAAGAACAACTGGATTTAATAAGGCATGGTTCTATAACGATACCAACAACAGTGGAGAGCTTAGGATGACCATCGCCGATAAGAACGACATGAGCCAGCGCCTAAGATATCCTATAACTAACGACGATAGCCGTGATATACTGGTGACGGAAGTGGACCAGAAGATCAATATCAACGACTACTTCAACGAGGTTAAGGACGATACTAATAACCTACCGGTATGGGTTAAGGACGTGAACGATATTGGCCGGGAGATCGACCCCAGGACTGTCGATTATCACCGGAGGTGGCGTGATCGTCTTCGTGGCGATTGGTTCTTGGCAAGGTTCGTGAATGACATTGAGAGCCGGTTCAAGATGATAGTAAGATGGTTTAGTAATGACGAGAAAATTTATTGATTTAGGTGATTATAGCATAACTGTTAATACGCAATGATATGGTGAAAAAGAGATCTGCTGTTAGTAAATCAGGTAAGTGCCCTAAATCGGGGTGCATCAAGAAAGTAGGAAGTGATTGGAGAGTAGTTAGTAACAAGACCGGAAAGTTATGGCCAGCCAAGTACAAGTCGAGGGATTCGGCTAAGAAAGCTCTAGCGGCTTATCACATGCATTGAAAAGCGTAGGCGGGTAGGTGATATGAGTCATGTACCCGCCTAATGTTTTAATCCGCATCTGATTATACCTATCTTTGTAGAAAACGTTATTTATGGCTAAGAAAGATAAGAAAGAGGAAATCCCTTCATGGATAAAGGATTTGTATAAGGAAGATCTTGATCGTGTTGTAAGAGGTGAGCGTCCCATGTATTTCAGGGGTATGGATGATAGTCCTTTAAAGAACGTATCCCCGGAGTTTGATATCCTTAGTGGAGGATCCGCTGTTAAGGGTATGAATGGGATAAGAGGTGCGTTGTCTCCGTTGAATAATGGCATGGGTAATTATAATTTCAGCATTAGGGGTATAAATAAGAAGATAGGCGAGCTGGTTGATGAGGCGGGGTTATATTTGCCTGAGAAATTAAGACCTATATATCAGACTGTGGTGGACGCTATGTCGAGATCCAAAGATAAGGGGTTGGGTTATATCACGCAGCCGTTGGCCAACGCCCTGTACCCTGCGGACGAGCGACGGAACCGGCGTCTGGACGGGGAGCATCCCGTTGGTTATGTGGATGCCATAGATGGCATATGGCCTAGGGAGAAATATGGGTTATGGGGAGAGAAAATTGAGCGGAAAGCCGAAGGAGGTCCTACTGGTAATGATCCTATGTATGTAAGACAAGATGTATCTGATAGAGCTTTGTATTTAAAAGACATCATAGGTAACGCCGTAAGAAGGAGGTTGTATAAGAATGTAACGCCTGATGTGGTAGCCTCAAATGCCAGTCTTCCCGATAAGGTTAAGGAATTTATATACGGAAGAAATGGCAAAGCTAATGTTGATGAATATAGCGAACAGCTATGGGGTAGATTCTTATCCCAGCCTAATAGTCTTGATGGAAATAGCAAGGAGATAAGGATTCCTGATAATGTCATTACTGATATTGAGAAGATGTTCAATCGTGACACTAAGGATGAGATAAAGAGGCTAGATAAAAAGATTCGTGATACGGAGCAAGAAATATATGGCTCTGATAAGCCGGCTACAGATGATGCTTATGGTAGGCTGAAGCTTTTGAAAAAGTCTAGAGAATGGGTAGATATCTTTGAGAAGAATCGTAATTCGGTAAGATCCGGAAAGCCTACGGTTTTTTCTGAGTATGATTTTTACCCCGAAGCTGCTGGTGATCTTACCCCGTTATCAGGGTTTGGTAATTTTACTATTTATAGACGTCCGGATGGAAGGTTAGGTGTTTACGATGTATATGATTTTTATAGTAATGATCAAGAGTTCCCAGTCAATATAGTCACTAAGACATTAGACGCTATAGGTGATAAGTTTGAGGAGAGAGGGTCGTTTGAGGATCGAAATCCTCTTCCGGAAAGTGGAAGGGATGCTCTTATCCGTAATGCCATTACGTCCAAGAATAAGTTGGAGGACAAGAAAGATGGAGGTCCGGTAAATATAGAACGAGATTATGGGGCTGGCAAATACGTTATTGATCCTAGTAGATCAGAGGATAGTAAGATGGCTGTGTATGATGAGATATGGGACTATCTGACAGAAAAGAAGGGGATACCACAAACGCAAGCTATCGGCATCCTGTCGAACATCGCCGCCGAGTCCGGAGGGGACACCGAAGCCCTAGGACCCGCTGGTGACTTTGGTATCCAGCAATGGCTTGGGCCGAGGAAGAAAGAGCTACAGCGCAGGTATGGAAAGAAACCGACATTGACACAGCAGTTGGATTATCTCGTGGATGAGTATCAAGGAAAGGTTCCGGGGTTAGGTTGGAATTACATCAATCAAGGCAAGTTCTTTGATAAGGACGCTCAAGGCAATATATATAATTACTATATGTATTCGAAGGCTGATTTTGATGACGCCACGAATTATAAGGACGCTACCGTGGCATGGAATCAAGGATACGGAAGACCCCTTGGATCGACATTAAGAAACGAGAAGCGGTTTGAGTTCGCCGATATGTTCTCCAACAGATACGGTGTCCCGGAGAACGAGCCAATGAGATACGAGTTCGGGCAGCGGGATTCTGGTACGGGAGACGGAGGTCAGCAGCCCGTGCCTGAGACGGTAGCCCCCGCCGCTCCTTCTTTGGCTTCCCATCCTGCCATGGATAGCTGGTGGGAGAAGGAAGGTCAAGACCTGTTATATAAGATGCTAGCTCAATCAGGCGCCAACAGGAAAGCTATAGAGGATATCGCTAATAACATCAAGAACGATCCCCAATCAGAGGCGCAGATAGCGGAAGCTGAGCGTATGCGTAGGGAGCAGGCGAAAAGGCAGTTGGTGCTTAATATGATACCGGGGTTGATGCTGAATATAAAGGGTATGAGCAGAACTCAGAATTAATGCTATATTTGCGAAGTAATTAAACGTTTTAGATATGAAAAGATTGTTATTTTTATTTGCTATGTTATTGACGCCGTTCGCTTTGATGGCGCAAGAGGTAATCCCATCAGAAGGGACTATCACCATTGATCTAACTACCTTTACCGGTATCATGGCTTTTGTTACGATGTCAGCTACCCAACTAGCCAAGGTTGTGCCGTATATTGACACCCATAAGTGGGCTAAAGTCCTATCCGCCGTAGTCATAGGTATGCTGGTTTGTATATTAGCGTGGCTACTAAAGGTGTCTCCATTGCTTATAGGGAGTGAATGGTGGGAGGCTCTATTATATGGAGTGGCTGTAGGTCTCAGTTCTGCCGGTTTCTATGATTTGGTTAAGGCTATAGGATCATTATTCATAAAAAGAATTTAATTCTGTACATAATAATAGCATTTGCTGAGAGACTCATCGTTGTGAAATGATGAGTCTCTGTTTTTTTAAATTATCTTTGTGTCAGAACGAAATTAATTAGACATGAGCAAATACGTAATCAAGAGGAAGATACCTAAATATCAAGAGGCCGGGGAAGTCGGGCCGTATATGCTTGGTAATATGGACGGTATACAAGGGTTAGGTATAGAACCTTTGGTGAATACCAACCAAGGATTACCCGCGCCGGTCAATCCGCTAGGGATATATTCTTTGGATACTCCAGATCAGTTGAGGACTAAATACGCTAATGCTTTTGATCAGGATAATGTGTTTCCGGCTAGCTTCAAGGGTAGTTTACAGCGTATAGCTGAGAATTATCAGGACAATGGTATTACGCTTAATAACATAACTGTTAACGATGTTGATAAGTCTAAGACCGGTTCAGGCGAGACGGATGTTTTTGATTTTACCACCATCCCCTACTATGGCGCTGATGATATAGGGTCTAGATTCACTCAGATGGGTCGTGGTATAGGGCGTATGAGAAGCGAGGGATATGGTGATTTATCCACTGGGGCTAAAACAGCTAATACGATAACCACCATAGCCTCAGGAATTAGTGGTATCATGGGGTTGGCTCGTAACGTGGTTTCTGGGATAGCGTCAGAGAAAGGTACTCGTACCAATATCAGGTTAGCTCAGGAGCGTGAGGCCAGACAAAGAAGGCAATCCCAGATGCAGTACAAGGATGGTGGGGGTGTTTATCTAGGATCTAATAATAGGTTCGATAGCGGTAGCCTTACCGGAGAGTATCTATATCCATTACCTAAGTCGATGGAAGATCAAGCCAACGTGGAGGTCGAGAAGGGTGAGTACGTGACGCAGCCCGGAGAGACGCCGATGGAGGCTATGGGGCAGAAGCACGCCGATGGGGGAACCCCCGTTTCCTTGGAGGAAGGTACGAAGGTTATTACCGATGATACCACCATAGAGTCGGATTTCGCTAAATACATTAGAGATACGTATGGTATTAAGGCTACGCCAAAGGATACGTACGCCACGTTAATGGATAGGTATAAGGCTAAGATAGGTCTTAAATCAGCTTATGATGATCAGAAGAAGGCTTTGGATAAGTTGAAGAAGAACGATAAGATAGATGACGAGAATACGAGGCGCTTAAACGCTTCCGTATTATCCAAGGCTATAAATGACAGTAACGAGACGGTTAATAGCTTAGAAGGAAGATTTACGGACTTCGCTAACGTCATATACAAGGAGCAGGAAGACCGGAAGATGAAGAAGGATGAGGATACTTATTTTGCCAAGGGAGGCGAGATAGATAACATCATATCCAGATCTATGAAAGAATACGGTCTTACGGAGGAGGATATAGCTGAGGCTAAGAAAGAGCTGCTTAAGAAAGTGGCTGGTATTCGCCAGAAGATGGAGATAGGAGGCACGTCTTTGTTCGGTCGTAAATTAACTTTCCGCCCGATCGAGAATAGGTTCAACAATGATCCTAACTATTTCGGTTATCAACGCCAAGGAACTGATGGCTCTTATGGAGGTATTAATACGGATGAGAGGTTGAATTATTATAAGACATTCAATCCGGTCGCTTACGATGCTTATATGGGAGCTTCAGAGGGCGCTAGGGCTAGGGCATTGCAAGACGCTATCTACGGTCAGACAAGTAGCTGGATGGGCTTGGCTACGACTGAGAACCCGATCATCGCCAACGCCGAGGCGCTTCGGGATTACACGACGCTCGTTTCCTTTGGCGGTGAGGATAGTCAAGGTAATTACCCGGAAGACAAGAAAGCCGCATATCATGATAGGATGAGAGACAATAAATTAGGTTTGTTTACCACATCTCGCCCTATGATCGGTCTAGACGTTGTTACAGAGGAACAGCATAAGGCTCTTAACGATGCTGGTATCACCCATTTTAGCCAACTATTCTCTGACAAGAACAAGGATGTCGTTAATAAGATACTTGGCGAGGATATGCTTAAGATGCAGGCATTGAGATCCATGAAAGGAATGGAAGGTCTTGATTTTATACTTGACCCTCATAAGGTGGCTCCAGGTCCTATGGATATAGGTGATGTGGAGGAACCTGATGTTAAACTGGATATGCCTGAGCTGATTGATCCCAATACACTCCCTAAGACCAATACAAATGCCGGTAAGTCGAACAGCGGCAATGGAGGCAGGAATATAGTGGGTGGCGGTCTTGACTTCCCCGAGGTATTTAGGATGACCCCGGGAGCCGTGACAACGGAAGGTCTGGAAAGGCATTACGCTCCTACCGTGGATCCGGTGTTGAGATCGGCTGATCAGTATATGGTTGAGACCAATCGTGCTTTCCAATCACAATTGGATCAGATGGGTAATGTCCCGGATTCCCAGAGAGGGGCTTTATCATCCAACTTACAGGCTATCATGAGCTCCAATATAGGTAGATACATTAATGAGGTAGAACAAGGGAACGTGGCTCAAAGGACTTGGGCTGATAATGTCAATGCTCAGTCATGGGCTAATACGTACGATAAGAATATAGCCCAACGTCAAGCTTACCAGCAACGTATATTGCAGGGATTGGCTATAAATGACGAGAACTGGGCTAGGTATTTCGATAGCGTAAATGACGAGATCCAGCAGAAGTGGAATACGGCTACGACCATGAATACATTAAGGTCTATATTTGGGGATGTAAAGATTGGTCCCAATGGACAATTAATCGCTGATCCTCAAGGAGATATATTGAGTTATAGGAGATTATATCCTGCTCAGGAAGTAACTAAAGGCAAGAAAGGATAAAGGATGGCTTCACAATATAGTATATTAAGGAATTACGGCAAGTATGTATCGCCCTACAACATGGATGTCATGATGCAGGGGATGGGGTACATGCAGCAGAAGATAGATACCAATCGGCAGGCTATAAACGAGTATGCTGATTCTATTATCAATTCTGACATTATAAAACCTCAGGATAGGGAATATCTTCAGAATAGGTTAAATGGGCTGATACAGGACGTGAATAACGTGTATCGTAAATCTAATTTGGCTTCCGACGGTATAGCCAGAAGTATACAGGCTCGTCTTGGAGAAGCTCTGGATACCCGTGTGTTGAACGCTATTGCCGGTACTAGGGAGTATAGGTCTTTCTCTCAGAAGATCGAAGATATGAAGCTTAATAATCCTAAGCAATATAGCGCTATAAATGAGGCTGTCGCTTTGTTACCATTTTATGAATGGGCTAATGACGGTCAGGTTGGTACAAGGATGAATCCTATTCACTACACTCCTTATACGGATTACAATGAGGAGATGAATAAGATGATGAAGGATTTCGTTAGTCTTAATAAAGGAAAGAAGTTTTCTGTTCCTGAAATAGTGGATGGTAAACCTACAGGGAGGATGAGGGATATTACTGTTGATGAGATGAGTCAATCTCAAATTAGATCAATAGCGGCTAGGTCTATATCTCAGAATGCTAAAGCTCAGATGCAGATAGAGGGACAGTATTTAGCCATGACCAATCCTGGCATGTTTAGTGGTATGACTACTGAACAGTTTGTTAATAAATATGTTTCTGGGTTTGACGCTGAAGAGAGCGTTCTTTTAGCCAAGCTCAAAGGGGCGGAGGCCAGCCCTTCCGCTAAGGTGGCTATCGAGGCTTCGTTACAGGAGGTTCGGGAGCAGCGCCGTGCGTTAGTGGAGGAAGCCACATCCTTTATTAGCAACAACATGAATCCCGCTAGGGCAGGGGAGTTTATTGTCCGTAACGAGTTTCTTGATGGTGTATCTGCTAGATGGTCATACAATAATTCATCAGAAAGTTATAGTGCGGATGATTATTATTTTAAAGTAAGAGATCTTGATTTCAAGGAGCGGGAGTTCTCATGGAGACAAAAATCCAAGGAAATAGATCAGAATCTTAAGCTTAGGGAGATAATGACTAAAGAAGGTGGTAACAGTCCCGGCGCTTCTTCAGGTGTTATGATTGAGCTAGAAAAAGTTCAGCCTAATGTCACTCCTGAAAATATATTTGACAATCAGTATATTCAGAATGAAAACAATATATCAACAGGAGAGAAGGATTTAATATCGTCTTTAAACCCTGTTGATTTACGAGGTATAGAGAACGATATACAAAACAATCCCTCTATATATCCAGGTGGTGTTAATAGTGAGAATATTATGGCATGGATTACCAATAACGGTGGCGGGTCTAGTTCTGTGTTATCATCACCAGAAATGGTAGGTAGGTATGAGGCTCTTATGGCGGCGAATGATAACAGGAAGAAATATAGTAAGATAATGGACGAGGAAGTTGATTATCTTACGAATGCTTTTGATGTCGCTACGAAGAATATCCTTAATGATGCTATCAAAGATCAAGACTATGTTACTGGTGGTATTGATACATATACCGATAATGGTATGGTTAACGCAAGGGATGTTGGTAAGAATGGAGCGGTTATTGGAGGAAGGGAGTATTCTCCGGAAGACGCTTTGAAAGTTTCTTCTATAGTTGGATTGATAAGCGAAAACATCAACTACACGGATAGGTCTATAGCTAATATGGAGTTGATGAGATCTTATATAAATCTGTTAAATAGATATTCGGGAGAAAATTTCACTTTGGATGATATAGATAATATAGCCAAAACTTATAGTCGTGTAGATAATCCAATAATGAATAGTGATGATGCCAATATGACTAATAGGGATAAAATGATCAAGATCATAGGTAAGAATATGTCTAGAGCTGATGGCCCTACGCTCAGAAGGGAATGGTCTTCTTCCAATGTAGGTCGTAATATAGCTAAGGCTGTTCAGGATTCTAAAACAGTCTATGAAAGAAGATATGATGAGTTTGCTCCAAGATCATGGTCATTTTCCAATTCTACCAACGCTTCTAAAGAGGATAGGCGTATGCATGCTAAATTAGAGAGTCTGCTTTTGGCGAGAGCCGGTTTCTTGAATAAAGATAAAGATAGTAGACTTAATAATTATATATTGTATGCTCGTCCTACAGATAATCCTAATACATTTGATTTGGTAGCTATGGCTGGTGGAAAGAATATCGCTACGGTTCAAGTTACTAAAGAAGAATTAGATAGTATGGGGTATAGTTTGTATGAAAGGGAGAGGAATGTGAGATCGGAAGATTATGAATCCAAGATCATTCCTGTGTCTTTTTCTGCTACAACCAATAGACCTTACCAGAAATGGGCACAGGCTAATTCGCTTGGTGCTTTCGCTACTGTCGAGAATGCGGCGGAGGAGGCTTCTAGGATGGTTGATAAGTATGATATTCAAAGTAATGATCTAGCTACATCTGAGCTTAATAAGAGGGCTATTAGGATAATTAATACGGTTTTGAGGAATTACAAGTTGTATGATGTTAAAGCTAAGGGATTCCCCGGAGGGGTTGAAGTTGGTATTTATTTCCATGGTCAAGCAAAGACTGGGACACCGCTTAAGGTATTAGAGTATAATACTGATTATGCTGATAATATCATGAAAATCATAAATATGTGTCCTCAGATGTATCTTACTCAAGCTGTGGTTGAGGCTATTAATAAGGATGTTATTGTAAAGGGTAGGGATATTAATGAACAGCATTCTGACCTTAGCAATCTTCTTTCGGCGTTGGATAAAGAGACCATAGATAAAATAGATGGTAAAAATGAACAGCAATAATAATAATGATATGGGGAATGTGATGAGGGATCAGGGATATTATGTTCCGACTCCATCCATTCCATCCCCTATGCTTTCTGGGGACAATATTTCTTCTATCCCTATTCCTGTCGGGATGAGTAGTTCATCGGATATGGATAATGATGTTTTATCCAGGGAAGGAAGTAGAAGCATACCGTCATTGGTTGAGGGTATAAAAAAATCTGTAGAGACATCTTATCATGATGACGTAAGAGCCAGAAACTCGCTTTTCCAGATGATAAATGAGGTAGGTATACCTAAGGGTAATTATGATATAACTGGGAGCAGGATCAATCTTCGTGATTCAAGATATAGGTTATCAACAGGTGAGTGGATTCCTAAATATGAGAATTATATCAATAATATAGATAATGACGATCGTCTATCGAGAAGTCAAAGTGGTTGGGAGAAAACTTATAGAGGATTAGGTAAGTTTATTTATAAGTCTGCTTTGTATGGAATAGGTGGAGTAGGTCAGTCTGTTTATGGATTAAAGGAGCTTGTTACAAAAGGGACGTTATCAGCTATGTATGATAACAGTTTTGCCAGATGGTTGGATGATATGGATAAGCGTGGTGATTATACGCTTAATCATTATTACAGTAAGGAGGAGCGAGACGCCGGATTTTTTAAAAGTATGTTTACAACCAATTTCTGGACAAATGATCTTTTGTCGGGGGCTGCATTTACGGCTGGGGCTATCTTGTCGTCTTATGCTTTCGCTGGCGCTGGTCTTATGAATGCCGCCCGTATGGGGGCTAGGATAGGAGCGACTGTCGCTGGATTAGGTAGGGCTGCTTCCGCCACGAAGAGCGGGTTTAACTCCATGCTGAGGGCCGCCCGCATAGGACGAGGCATAGGCAAGGGTTTGGACAACCTAACCTTTATTGGCACGTCAACGCTTTGGGAGGCTTCGGTAGAGTCAAGGAGTGGGTTGATGGAGTCTGAGGAAAACTTCAAGCAGGCTTACAGAAATGCCTATGGTAGAGAAGCCTCGTATGAGGAGCTTATGAGGTTCAGAAATGACAACGTCGATGCCGCCAATACTATATTTGCCGCTAATATCGGTATTCTTACATTGTCTAACATAGCTATGTTCGGTGATATGTTTGGTATGGATCTTGGCGTGGATAAGTTCATAAAACGCAATATATTTGGCGTAGGGGCTGAGAGGATGGATAACGGTATGTTAAGAGCCATAACACCAAAGAAATGGCAGAAGGTAGCCGGGAATACGTTCAATATCATTAAACGTCCGGTATCCGAGGGTCTGTATGAGGAGGGTCTTCAGGGAGTGGCTAGTAAGTCCGCCGAGGATTGGGTAGAATCAAGATACAATCCTATGGCTATCCGTCAGAACATAGGTTATATGGAGGCTATAAAGAACGGGTTCAAGGAAACATACGGGTCTAGTCAAGGCTGGAAGGAGATCGGTATCGGTATGATTATCGGATCGGTTATGGGTGGAAAGACCTTTGGAGGTATAAAGGAATGGAGCCAAGACATGTCCCGTAACAAGGGGATGGTGGAGGCCTACAACACCAATGCCGGCGCTTTGACTACCGCCGCTGTCCGTGCTATTCGTGGCAGCATGGCTCTGAACGCTCAATTATCAGGCTTGAAAACGGATAATAACGCCGACGATATACCTAATTCTAGAATCGTAGATAAGACTTTTAGTGACGCCGTATTCAACCGTCTTCGTTATGATCAGGAAATGGGGATGTTAGATGATACCAAGGAGAATTTCAAGACAGTCATCGAGTCTATACCTAATAGCGATATAGCCTCCGATATGAATATGACAGATGAGCAGGTAAATGAGTATAAGTCCAATCTTATCAGTGAGTTCAATAAGAAGGTTGATAATTTTACTATGGCCAGCAGATTTGCCGACTCCCTTACCGATGGTATATCCAATAGATCATTTAACACCTATATCTCCAACATGGCTTATAACGGTCTTGAGGCTAAGGATAATTTGGATGATATCGCTAATCAGTTAGGAAGGATATACAATACGGATATAGGACCTGCTTTAGATATATATTCTCGTCTTAATCCTGATTCGAGTAGGGATCTTGAGAAACTCAGGAAGCTTACGGATGATATACAGAAGATGGAGAAGAATGTTTTGAAGCTTCAGCAGAGTACCACATCTAAGGAAGCTCTTGAGTCTGATAAGGTCAAGTTAGCCAAGGAGAATGATAGACTTCTTAAATTGACGGAGGATAGGATTGCTTTGGAGAGGAGATTAGCTACGTTAGTTAACTCAGAGACAGATATATCTAAGCTGTTATTAAACAGGGATGAATCAAGGATCAGCGCCGCCGATCTTATGGCAGCTTATGAGACTATAGTCGGTTTTGAGAATGCCGTATCTATCCGTGGGGTTGATAATCATAAGGAGGCTATGGCGTTGCTTAGCGAGTATCGTCATAATCTTGTGGCTTATAAGAATATAAACGAGTCACTTCGTCGTATGCGTGACAGAAGATTCATCCGGTCGCAGGAGCGCGGGTTCATGAAGATATTATCGAACGCATGGGGGAAGACTTATGAGGAGGATGACAGCAAGTATGATTTCAGGAATACCGATGATCCTGATGCCAATTCCCTTTATGCCAATGATCAGGCCATAGATAAGGCTTATCAAGATGGTCTTATAGGAGAGGACGAGGCATTTATGTTCAAGACCTATAATCATATGATCGCCAGATCTATGGAGAATGACATCAAGGCTGATGAGGGCGGTATCGTTGAGAATGTACCTGATAATGAGGATATCATAAATCCTTCTGATGATAGAATCAATAATATAGCTATAAAGATATGGAACGGTAATGAGGATATCTTATCTCCTAGGGAGAGGCAGATATATGATAATAACAAGGATCGTATCAATGATCTTGTAAATGGGTTTGGCAATAATCCTATAGCTAGGCTTAATAAGATTAGGTCAATGATAGATAGGTTAAATACCAACGATAACGTCTTAAATAACATCAGGGATACTATTGATGATATCATAGATATGAACATTAATGGTCTTGATCAGGATCAGGTTAAGGAGGCTATACAGACTTATAATGATCTTATGAATGATATTGACAACGGGAATGAAGTTGATCAGGATAAACTTAATGAGGCTATTGATATTATCAATAACTATTCTGATGGTCCTCTTCTTCAATTCGTGGAATGGATGAGGCTGTATGATAATGGAAGTATGGTTGTCAAGGATTACGATAAGTCTATACCTATGGGTGATGTCCTCACAGAGAGCGAACCCGGGACATCCACCGGCAGGACGGAAGTTAACGCCGCCCAGAATCCGGTGGTGTTGATGGCCCAGAAGAGAGAGATCGGTGGGGTTATGTATTATGAAGTTGGCGGAATGAGACTTGACAGGTTTATGGACAGTCTTGGGCTTAAAAGATCTGATGCCACTGATACTGATAATGGAAGGGTGATGGATTTCACCAACGGAACCGACATATTTACTGTTATAGAGTCGAATAACCACTCAAGATGGATGATAAGCGAGGATGACGCTCAGGCTTTCGAGAACGCTACCGGTGTCATACTGGGGCGGCAGACCGCCTTATCGACCTCCAACTGGTTCATGGTGTATCGCAAGGGGCAGGATGGATCCGTTGTCCCTTATTACACGGGTGATACTTTTGGGTCTAATAATGAGTCGGTGAATCAGGAAGCAGCGGCTAGCCTTCGCAAGGGTGATATGGTAAGGTTCAAAATGGATATGTCAGATCCATATACCAAGGAATTGTACGATAAATACAATAGCCTTAACGCCGTTGATCCTAATTCTGACGAGACCAAGTCTGCCCGTAGTGATTTGGTTAATAATATGGTTATTAAGATCGTGGATGGTGACGGTAATTTTGTCTCGGTGCTAAAAGCCAATGATCCAGACTCAAAAGGGAGTAACGCTGATTTAAGGAGTATGGCCTTTGAGTTGTATAGGGATAATGTAGGATCTGTCGCTGGCGAGATTGATATACCGTTCGTAGGCGCAGTCACCAGTGTTTTGCCAGGAAGACCTAATTTTAGCATAAGTGATGATAATGGTACGTTGATGGTATCCGAAAATGACTTTACCAATGAGACGGTTGGTAAGGTCGAGAGCGTAGGATATATAGAGAACGGGGAGGTTACGATGAGGGATAATATTAAGTATAACATATTCCCGTTCTGTACGGCTATCGTCAGGGATAAGTATGGTGATTATAAAAATTCACGTATCCCGGTCGTAGCTATAAAGACAGGAAATGGAAGAAATTACCTGTACCCTGTAAGATTGAAAAATCAGGATATATCATCATTCTCATCTATGATCGGATCAATGGCTGACAGAATTATAGAGGGCCTAGGCGGTGGGGTAAGTATTGATGATATAATGGATCTTAACAACGCTATAGCCAGATCCGGGCTGGATAACAAGACATATATGATTCCGTTGGCGGGAGACGTGGATGTTATCAAGGGACGGCTAGAGGCTGTCAAGGAAGCCGCTAACCGGATGCCTATGACCGCTGACGTAAGAGGATGGATAGGCGATTCTAGGACCAAGGAGGATATTTTGATGAATGACGTTACGATCAATATTGATCTTAATAACGATCCTTTCATAGCTCCTAAGTTTAGGATGAGTATTAGGAGGGATGAGACGTTCTTCGAGGATACGGAGACCCCGTTCGTCAACCCGTCTTACCTCCAATCGGGGTCCGCCTCGCCTACGAAGGCTGCCGAGGACAAGTCTTTGGTTTCCGACGGTAATGTAGTATCCGGAGAAAATGAGGCGGAAAATCCTTGCTAAATTAAATATCTTGACTTATCTTCGCGGCGTCAGTCCATCACCTGACGAGTAAGATATTTAAAAGTTGGTCCCTGTCGGGTGTGTGATGGCCCCGGTGGGGACTCTTTATATTATGCAATTAGATGCTTTTTTACACCGGAAAATTATGCAAGACCTACGCATCCAGCGAGTAAAGGTCTTGATGATGTTATACACCAGTAACTATTTTGTCAATGTCAGACAAAAGCAGTTGCTTGATCATACATACGCTTTAAGCAGGGATCAGGCTTTTGACTATATGGCTGAGTTCAATAAAAGGCTTAGTGATAAGGTTGGTATAAAATGTACGATGGATGTACTTCTGCCTACCGATGATGATAATGCTAATATCATAATCGAGCACAATGGTATTATCAAGAAGTTGATGAAGGAGGCCGAGAAACTGGAACTTGATACCGATGCTATCAAAGCCATGATGCGTGATCTTCTTGATGAGTTGAAGGATGATATTGATCTTAATATCCTGATATTTGACGTAAGCCAGTTACTTATAAAATACAATCTATTTAGGTTGGAGGCTATAACAGAGCAGGAGTTCAAGAACTCTTTTGTCAGAATGGATAGCAGGAATATGGAGATAAAGAAACTAACCTTATCTGATATCAAGAAGGTGGTGGAGATGATAGAGACCAGATATAATCGCTTTGTATGGCGAGAGAAGATAAATGAGAGTCATCGGTGGAGTAATATCTGCAATAATATATAAAACGTTAAACAATGTTTGAGTTTTATATATCCAGTTTACTGGCCGGGTATTAGCCTAAGTCTTGAAATAAAGACTACGTTATTGAAGAATATATAGTTACCTACGGATGTTTATCCAAGTCCGTAGCTCTAAGGTAGGTGATTAAACAGGGATCGTATTTGGGTTCCGGTGTTGCCTGTACAAAACTTTCAATAACATTGGCGATGGGTACTAACAGGGTTTTGCCCTGACTTATGTTGAATAAACATTTTATTAAATTATTTATTGTAAATGGTTTATGTACAGGATATAGATGGTAGACCCTTAATGCCAACAACGAGGCATGGTAAGGTTAGAAGATTGCTTAAATCAAAGAAAGCAACCGTGGTAAATCTTTGTCCTTTTACAATCAGGCTTTTGTATGATACAACCGGTTATAAGCAAGAGATTACGTTAGGCGTTGACACAGGCACAAAACATGTCGGTTTATCAGCTACAACAAAAAGCAAGGAACTTTACGCAAGTGAAGTTATTCTAAGAAGTGATGTTGTTGATCTTCTATCAACAAGAAGGGAATTGAGGAAGATTAGAAGGTACAGATTGAGATATAGAAAGCCAAGATTCATGAATAGGATTAAATCAAAGAAGAGAGGATGGATCGCTCCATCAATCCGGCAGAAGATTGATTCTCATATTAGGATTATCGGTTTTGTATATTCTATACTACCTGTCTCAAAACTGATTATTGAGGTTGCCCAATTTGATACTCAAAAGATCAAGAATCCAGAGATATCAGGTAAAGAGTATCAGGAAGGTGAACAATTAGGATTTTGGAATGTAAGGGGGTATGTCCTTGCAAGGGATGAGCATAAATGCCAACATTGTAAAGGAAAATCAAAAGATCCTGTCCTTAATGTCCATCATATTGAGTCACGCAAGACTGGAGGAGATTCACCTTCTAATTTGATAACATTGTGTAAGACTTGCCATAAGGAGTTTCATAAAGGAAATATCAAATTGAAAGTAAACAGAGGTGAGTCGCTTCGTGACGCTGCGGTTATGGGTATCATGAAATGGGAGTTATACGATGAGTTAAAATCTTTGTATCCAAACGTAAAAATGACTTTCGGATACATAACAAAATATAATCGTATAAATCAAGGGATTGAAAAATCCCATGTATCCGACGCTTTTGTGATTTCAAGGAATTTTGACTCCGAGAGACTTGGATATTATTACAAACGGAAATTAGTTCGTCGTCATAACAGACAGATTCATAAGATGAAAGCACCTAAAGGAGGCAATAAAAGGATGAATCAATCTCCTTTTAAGGTTTTCGGATTTAGATTGTTTGATAAGGTGATGTTTCAAGGTAAAGAACGCTTTATTTACGCAAGAAGGCTTCGTGGAATTTTTAATATCCGTGATATCAACGGAGAAAATAAGAAAGATATATCTTATAAGAAATTGGAATATGTCAGTCATGGATTGATTTCTATTGTAGCAGGTTGAGATTGTTAGGAGATAGGGGAGGGTATACGACTCCACCCCTATTCACAATCAATATGTTAGCCAGATAAAGATATTTTAGCTAAACGATAAATCCCATTTTTTTGTTATTTAGGATTGAGTTTTTTGTTTGTCCGTGAGGATCGGCAAGATGATTTGTACTTTTCAGAGTAAACATAAGGTTTGTTACATTATTGTTATTTGGCTCCCGTCCGCTCGTGAGAGTAGGCGGGATTTTCATATCTTTGTAACAAAACGATTTAGACATGGGTAGATCTTGTTATGTTATAAAAAATAAGGAGGGTGGGGTAGATAATGTCCTTGCCCCTAACAACCAACCATCCGGATTATACCAAAGGGCGATGGAGGTGCTTGGCGACCAGAAGCAGGCCTTATCGGTCTGGGGTACGGCCTACTCCCCCGACTTCGTGTCCTTCTTTGGCGATTGGATGTCCATGCCATCAGAATACGACTTAGATAGCAATGGGGAGCCTAAGTATGATGATGTCATGTCCTTTATCAAACAAAAGAATTATGCTGTGGGTAATTTCATGGCTGACGAGGTTAAGGATATCAATAATACCCTTACTTCCTTGGGCGTTGATAATATCAATGATCTTAATGATATGATCGTATCTAACTTCCTTTCCGGCGGTGATATATTCCTCAATAGGTACAATCTTGAGCGATCGGGGATGTATGATGCTGATGAGATTGATAATATCATGACAAACCGATCGGAGTATGAGCGGGTAAGGGATATGATGAGGAGGATTGTCGATTTTATGTCTGAGGGGGATCTCAATGAGAAGGATACATATTTCTTGTCCTCCGAATCAGGCCTTGGTGATGATTATATGATATATGAGGATGTGTATGATTCATTGGGAAAGAGAAGAGTCTTGAATCCAATGGAGGTAAGGGATACGATCATGAGGGCGGTAGGCGGTATCAGCGACCGCCGGGAGTTCGATCAGGCTTTCGCCTCCATCCCATACCCTTCCTTGGCACTCCGGTATCAGGAGGATCAGGATTACGCAGATCGGATGTATGACACGTATCGTAATATGACCCGTATGGAGGTTCGGAGTCAGAACGGAAATACGATTACCGACTCGTACTTCAATAGTACCACACCGTATATCAGTATGCCTAAGGATATGAAGGGTCTAAGGGATAAGGTTGGGGAGATAATCGATATGGATGATTTTAAGGACATCAAGGACGTTTCCGGACGTCTGTATGACATAGCTATGGATCTTGCCGACATGGGCGTGGATATAAGCGAGGCGATCAGCGATGAGATGGTTATATCCAGACCGGAGGATATCCGTGATCTTATGGCGTCGCTGGATGTCATGTTATCTTCCATACAGGCAGGCAATTCGGTATACGATAGCTTTATCTCCGATCTTGATAGGATAACAGGAAAAGGGAATCCGATATACGAGGTTCAGGATACTTATTCTACCAGTGATAGGATGGTGTATGTAAGGTCCGGGAATACATCCCCTTCCGATATGTATGATAGGAGCATGTTGTATATGGGTAGGAATACGTACCATAACACAGCCCCGATAACCGACACCGATCAGGCCTATGAGATGTTGGCCGATATCGGGATAGAGCGGCCCTCGTACTTGCCGGCTGGCGTGGTTCCCGCCGGGGCTTCCCGTTCCGATATTGACGTGATCAAGGATAACATAAAGAAGCTAGTTATGTCCAACATCTCATCCTCGAATACTGAGAACATGATCCTTACCAGATTGATATACCAGCATCCCGTAACCCCTAAGATGGATGATGTCGATATTGATCGGGAGTTCAGGAGATACGAGACTAGGCAGGGAAAGGATCGGGATTTTATCAAATCCTGTACATCGTTGAGGAAGATCCAGATCAAGGAAAGGTTAAAAAAATCGGATTTATATAATAATGTCTTACGTTTCCTTGATTTTAATGGATTTTATAATGTATCTTTGAATCACCATGACAGAGGTACGTTAAAAAGCATGGAGATGTCGTTGCCGGAAGGTCAGGTAAGGGATCTTCTGTTTGACGTGGCTATCGAGTCCGGTGACAGTAGCATGAGAAACCTTTTCTATCTGGATAGACAGGATAGGATGATGGATGCCGGGTTTTATAGGTATCTGTACCAAAGGAATCCGGGCCTGCTCCGGGAGGTCAACGGCGGTGTCGAGGCGAGACCGGACGGTTCGTTCTTGGCTCGTGGGAGGTATGATGATTTCGTGTCATTCCAATCCGGCTTATATGAGAAGATAGGTGAGACGGTTGATGGTGCGATATACAGGTTCGTTGATGATCTTATATACTCCGATCCATCATCATATCAAGAAAACATGGTACGAAGGATGGGTGACGTTACGGTAAGGAGTGACGATAACCGCCTGTCAAGGATAGAGGATAATCCCTCATCCAGTAAGATAGTTAATGAATACACTGCTAATACAAATAAGTTGATGCGAGATTTTTCGTGTAGTTAATCTCTCTTTGACGTCGTGAGACGTTTTCTTTCGAGCATTGGAACATTGAATTTATAGATTTGCATGAATCCGGGCCGTAGTGATACGTTCCGGATTTTTGTCTTGTACCGGTTCTTATTAATACCAATTGCATGACATGACGTGCTTTGATGATGACATATATCACGATCCTAGGATTATTAATTTTTGAACTTTGTAACGCCCACTATCAGGTGGGGTTATTATTAATTCAAAAATAAATAGACATGGGTACAAGTGGAGACAAAATCGTGCTGTTAGACGGCATGGGTTCCGGGAGCGGTAGCGCCGCTAATGGTTTATTATCTATGATTCCGGGTATGTTTACCAGCCTTTTGGGTGGTAATAAGATGGATCCGAATCTAGTCGCGGCGTTGATGAACGGTCGTAACAACCAAGACCAGTTCGGAGGAGCCAACGGCTGGTGGTTGTGGATCATCGTCCTATTCTGGTTATGGGGCGGACGTGGTTTCGGAAATGGTTTTGGTGGTAATGGAAATGATTGTTGCGCTAACGGTCTTCCGGCTCAATTGAACAACGACTATGGCCGTGAGCTATTGATGCAGGCTATCCAAGGTAACAGAAGCGCTATCGAGCAGATCGCTAACGCCTTGAACTGTACTACTACTCAATTGCAAAGCGCTATCTGTAACGTGCAAGGCGCTATCGATAAGGTAGCTGGTCAGGTAGGTATGACTTCTCAGGCTGTTATTAACGCCGTACAGCAACAAGGATGTGAGATCGGTAACCAGATTAGCTCCTGCTGCTGCAATTTGAGTTCTTTGATCAACCAAAGCACGTGCGCTACTCAAAATATGATAACGCAGCAAGGCTTTGACAATCAATTACGGACGTTAGAGCAAACCAATGTTCTTCAGAGTAACATCAACCAAGGATTGACAAACAATCGTGAGCAGGCTACTACGCAGTTCAATATCTTGAGCGCTAAGATTGATGCTCAAACAACCTTGATTAATGATAAATTCTGTCAATTGGAAATGCGTGAGATGCAGAATACGATCAATCAGTTGCGTGATGAAAGGTCGGCTTACCAAGCCTCCGCGTTGACTCAGCAACAGACTCAGAATTTGATCAACCAGTTGAGACCTACCCCTGTGCCGGCTTATCCTTCATGCTCTCCTTACCAGACTTATGGATGGGGTCAAGCATTTTATGGAGGTAATTACGGATGTGGGTGCAACAATGGATGCTGCAACAACGGAAACGCCGCTATTTAACTCTATAAAGGAAGGAGGCTATTATGGCTTGTGTTTCTAAAATAGGGTCTCTTTATGAGTTGGTCACGAAGAACGTGGTAGTGACTACTACCAACACCATCTTCGGCATCAACCCAAGGATATGGCTGTCCTTGCCATGCGAGGGCCTTCTGCTGCTGAAAATCCGGCAGGTGGTTCCGACAACAGGCGAGACATTGCCAGTACAGATAGCTATTCCAGCGAACAGCACCGTATCCACGGTAGGTGATGACACATGCTGCCCGGTAACCGGCGTGGCTGTGGTGAATCCGATCAACGTGGCTGTGACCGGAGCGGCTATGGTTAACAACACCGAACGCCTTGTTTATTTCAACAAGGTAAGGGGTGTATTGAGGCTCATGGATTGCTGTGTGCCTACAACTTCCGCCTCGGCGTCGGAGACGACTGTTGGTGAGGAATAGGTTAGATTGGATGTCTAATGGGAGGGTATTCCCTCCCGCTTAAAAATCGAGATATGTTTAGAGACTTAAAGAAAGGATTTCAAGTATATACGCTGGATACGTCCGATGTTCCGGTATTCAGGATGGGGAATGTGGTCAACGTGTCCGAGCCTAGGTTCCAGCAACCCCAGATGGGTCAGATGGGGCAATATCAGCAACTACAGGATAGGGTGATAGATCTTACCGTGGAGATAAACGGGTCTTCCATGACCTATGTCGTACCGGAGAGCAGGGATGTCGCTATGTCCAATAACATAACTTTGGCCTGCTCGGTCGATCCGATCATGAACCAGCTTAACGCCGCTAAGAGAACCAGCTCCGATATTCTCGATAGTATCGATAAGCATAGGAGGACGCTAGAGGCTTGTGATTCGATCCTTGAGGAAATCAATCCGGCTTTTAAGCAGACTAAGGATCAAGACCGGAAGATCAAGAATCTTGAGGAGAAAGTCGATAGGATGGGATCCTCTTTCGATGAGCTAAAAGAGTTGTTAATTAAAAAATTAGGTTAAGATGAGAGTTATAGATTTAGGCGGCGGCCACGATGAGGACTACGATGATGAGATCTACGATCGTAGAGGCGGCCGTGGACGTAGCAGACGTTCGGATGGGACTTACATGGGTTATGGTGGTGGAATATACGACCACTATGGCAAGGATCATGACGGCAGAATGGATGAGCTAGAACGCCGTGAGCGTGATCTTGAAAGGCGCGAGAGGGAGCTGGAACGTGACGAGCGTGAGCTTGAGAAACGTGAGAGACTCCATGAACGCGAGGACGAGATGTATCGCAGGGGATGGTTCGGTGAGCGCGGCATCCGTGACGAGTACGAAGGTACTGAACCGTATATGCGCAGGGGACGCAGGAGTCGTTATTACTGAGGAGCAGACGCCGATGATCCGGATTATAAGCGGTATATAGACACCCATGGATATCACTTTTCCAAGGAGCTGGCTAGGGAGGCCGCTGATAAGATGCTTAACGCCGACGGATCCAAGAGAAGATGGACGATGGAGGACGCTAAGCAGATGTTCGATAAATGCGGGGCCAAGAAACCTGATAACGCCACTTGGGGGGATGTCCAATATCTGTTCGCTATGTTTTATAGCGACTACTTTCCTAAGGTATTGGACTGCGACCAGAAAATAGTCAAGGCTGTCTTGGCTTATCTGGAAGACCCTGACGCCCCGGAAGGGACGGCGTTCGTAAGGTATCTGGCGGTGCGGTGCTTCGTCGGTGACACAATCAAATGGAGTGAGATGATATAAGACTGATACAACGTTGGAAGAACCCTGTCGGCGATAGAATACCGATGGGGTTTCTTTTTGCCCGTAACTTTATTATGATTACATTTGTTCGAGGTAGATCTTTTGTTCATAGGAAGGGTGGGCGGGAATGAAAAAAAAGGCATCCTCACGGACACCCTTCCCCTTTGGTTGAAAATCACTTAAAACATTATGAGTTATTACACCGCAAATATAGATAATTAAATACAAACTGCAATGGGTAAGGGGTATTATTGGATAGAGCCAGTGGATCAGACGTTAAATGATTTCCAGTTTTATAAGGCACGTATCGTAGGCGATCCTGAATATGACGAGAGACATCATCGAGTTATATTGAGAACTGATAAGTATTTCCCTGTTGGAAGTATCTTCCATGTCTTAAAAGACCCAGAGATGTTTGTTATAGAGAGGAAGTTTAAGACATGGGGGAATAAGTATGTCGTTAAGCCTTGTGAGGGTGAATGGGAATGGGAGTCTATCCAGAAACTTAAAGACAAGGCTATTATATTCCGTACCGGGTTCCTACATGGGGATGGTAGCTTCTGACGCTTACCCGTATCTCCCCCCCCCTCGATTTCTTGGTATTTATGTATATAACTATATTTGAGCAAAAAATAAGTTTGATATGGAAGATTTTCAAGGTAAATACAATGGCAAGCAGATAGAGCAGCTTCTGGATAAGGCTAATGATATTGATCTTACCAAATATGCTCTTAAGACGGATAATGCCCCTACCGCCACGAAATTACAGGCGGCTAGGACCATAGCGCTGTCCGGGGCTGTTACCGGTAGTGTCTCATCGGACTTCGGAGGCAACGTAACTATCTCCACGACATTGGCCAATTTTGATGCCTCTAAGATCGCGTCCGGAACCATCAGCATAGATAGGTTACCTAAGGCGGCTTTGGAGAGATTGGTCGTGGTAGCTAATGATACGGCTAGATTCGCCCTTACCACCGCTACGGCTCAAAGTGGTGATACGGTAAAGGTCACGTCTACAGGTAAGATGTATCTGATAAAAGACGAGTCTAAATTAAACAGTGAGGATGGGTATGAGCCTTACACGGCCAGTCAGGCTTCCTCCGTGTCTTGGTCAGGGGTTACGGGCAAACCAAGTACCTTCACACCTCCCACGTCCTCCGCTACCGTTCTTGGCGGTATTAAGGTGGGATATACGACTTCCGGGAAGAACTATAAGGTGCAACTGGATTCGTCCGGCAACGCTTACGTCAACGTTCCATGGACGGATAATAACACAACGTATAATGAAGCCACGGCCGACACCTTAGGATTGGTTAAGATCGGCTATGCTTCTAATGGAAAGAACTACGCTGTGCTCTTGGCTAATGGCAAGATGTACGTCAATGTCCCTTGGACTGACAATAACACTACATACTCACAGGCCACGAGCGATAATCTGGGTCTTGTTAAGATCGGGTACTCAGCTAATGGGAAGAATTATCCGGTAGCTCTTGACGGAAATGGTAAGATGTATGTGAATGTTCCGTGGACGGATACCAACACGACATACACCAATATGGGAGCCGCTTCTGCCTCAGCGGCGGGAAAGGCAGGTTTGGTCCCCGCACCTGCCGCCGGAGCGCAAGCCAAGTATCTTCGTGGTGACGGGACATGGCAAACTCCTCCTAACACCACATATAGTGACATGAGAGGAGCAACGTCCTCAGCCGCAGGATCGGCGGGATTGGTACCGGCCCCAGCCGCTGGCAAGCAGGCATCTTTTCTTCGTGGCGATGGTACGTGG